AACCAGACTTAAAGACGTGCAGTCGGCATTGTCGATCTACAACTCTCTTCGCCGTGGCGACGAGAAATCGTCAGTTGTTCGCGCCCGTATCGATTCAATGTTTGATGGTGCGGCTCCTTACGATGCGGGCAAGCTCGCCTCTAGCGGACAACAACTCAAGACAAACCTAAACTTCGGAGATGCCCAACGCTTGTTGGACATTTCGCTTTCGGCTTACGTCGATCTCTACAGTTCCCTCGAAAAGCTCGTCGAAGTGAAGGGAACGTTCGGAGAGAAAAGCCAGATGAGTTACAAAGAAGATGTGATCGCCGAAGAGGTGACGCACATGCTTCGCAACTGGCCAGAATTTCATAGCTCCTATCTCCGTCTCTGCACCACATTCATCAAGCACGGAGTTGGCGTTGCCTACTTCGACAATCCAGACGAGTGGCGTTTTCGTGTCGGTAGCTTTGCTGATATCCTCATCCCTCGCCAGACCCCGTCTAGTGAGAACTCAGTCGATGTGGCTGTCATTCGTCGCGAATATCTTTTGCACGAACTCTACTCATTCGTCCGTAACGAAGAGGTCGCAGTTAAAGTTGGGTGGAACCCAGACGAAGTAAAACGTATCATCACCAAAAACGTCAAGACAACTGGCCGACGCTATTCCGAAGGTGGTTCTCTCTACACAGATTGGGAAGCAATCCAACAGGAGCTGAAGAATAATGACTTATATACCGGACTACAGAACCCCACTGTGTCCATTTTACACTACCTTATCCGCGAAATGGACGGCACTGTCTCGCACTTCATTTGCGCCGAAGACTCCCCGAAAGACTTTTGCTACAAGAAACTTTCTCGTTATTCGTCGCCAGAACAGGCTTACGTCATGTTTACATACGGCGTTGGTTCCAACGGAACCTACCACTCCATACGTGGTTTGGGCCAGCGCATTTTCAACCACATCCAGACTAGTAACCGTCTCCGTTGCCAGATGATCGACGGCGCGATGCTGTCTTCCGCTGTGATGCTACAGCCGGAATCACAACGCGCTCTGGATGAGTTGCAGTTCACCTATTATGGTGCGTATGCCATTGTGTCACCTAACGTGAAGATCGTCGAGAAGGCGATCCCGAACTTGTCGCAAGCTGTGATGCCAGCGTTGCAGGATCTCACGACACAGCTTCAGCTCAATACCGACACCGTCTCGACCTACGGACCAAACCAGTCGTCTCCGTACAAGAACCAGATGCAAGTGGTCGCCGACATGGATGTCGCTACCAGACTGTCTGGCGCTTCGCTTAACTTGTTCTACGCAGCATGGACTCGCCTGATGCGTGAGGTCGTCCGCCGTATCGTCGAAAACAAAAGGCCAGACTCAGTTATTAAGGAATTCTACAAACGTTGCGCCGATCGCGGTGTCGAGGCAGAGTTCATCAAGAAGCTCGACCTCAGCAAAACGAAGGCGGTTCGCTCTATCGGAAACGGCTCCTACGCAAACCGTCTTGTCGCTCTCCGTGAGATGCAGGCAATGGCTGGTACGTTCGATGAGGTCGGTCGCCGTAACCTTACTCGCGATATTGTCAGCACACGCGTCGGCCACGATCTTGCCGACCGCTACGTTCCCGCCAATGTTGAGGAACGCCCAACCGTTGACCTCAAGATCGCGTTCTTTGAGAACCAGCAACTTCAGGCCGGACAGCCCGTTCCTGTTGTGCCAAATGAGATGCACGGAATGCACTTGCAGACCCACTTGCCAGTGCTCAACCAGATCATCGAACAGATCAATGTCGGACAGGCGGATCCGCAACAAGTGTTGCCGATGCTCCAAGCGTTCTACCAGCATATCGGAGAAACGCTCCAGTTTGCCTCTGGTGACCCTTCGTTGCAATCGATGGTCAGTCAGGCCAAACAGATCATGCAATTCGCTGAGGAGGCTATTAACAACACTAGCAAGGCACTCCAGAAGATCCAGCGTGATCAAATGGCAGAGCAGGAGCAGACGGCTGCCGAAGGCGGGCAACCGCAACAGGCAGGACCGAATCCAATTGACCTCAAGATGCAAGAGCATCAAATGAAAATGGATATGGCTCGCCAGAAAGCAGAGCTTGACTTTCAAATCCGCCAGCGTAAAGCTGACCAAGACGTCGCCATTCGCGACTCCAAAGCGGCGCTTGAATTCAGAAAAATGAATCCTCCCCAAGAGGAACAGTAAAATATGGCATCAAAGAAAATACCTCTGCCGATTCCTGTGGATCGGTGGTTCAACGACATTAAATCCGTGGAAGAGTTGCGTGAGACGCTCGACTCCGAATCGTTCCAAACAGCGGTCGCGATCTTGAAAGAGATCTCTGGCCCAACACACGCTACACTTGCTGACGCAGACACTAACAATCTCCGTCTTGCATGGTACGCTGGTTATCGAGACGCCTTCAGCGACCTCCAGAAACTCACAAAGTTCCCCACCACTACTAGAACACAAACCACCAATACTGAATGGACTCATATAACGCCGAACCCGTAACGGAATCCCCAGCCGTCGAACAGCTTTTAGATACCGCACCACAGTCATCTTTCGCAGATGCACTTGACGCTGCATTCGCAAAGCTCGATGTAACCCCATCCGGCGACCCGAATCCTGAATCGTCCACCCCCGAACCATTAGCCACGGATCAGGATTCAGGGCAGACCACTACCGCCGCCGAATCCGTTGAAGACGACCTGCTCGAGCAGCTGACCGAAGAGGTGGACTGGACCCCGAAAGCGGCCAACCGTTTCAAGCAACTTAAAGAGGAACTGAAAGGCAGCCGGTCCGAACTGGACCGACTCCGCCAGCTCTCCAAGGAGCAGGAGTCAAAGCTACAAGAGCTGTCCGCCATCGCGGAGAACAAGGACATCGAACAGCTCCAGTCCCGCATCGCGGAGTACGAGCAAGAGAAGATGTTCACGAATCTTGAGCAGACGACCGCCTACCAAGAGGCCGTTACCAAACCACTCGCTTCTTTGATGGAGCAGGCAGACCAGATCGCCGACAAATATGATATCGACTCAAACTCCCTCATTGACGTACTCGCGCTCGATAATCCAGAAGCGCAAGACGAGCGTCTTTCTGAGCTGATGCCACACGCGTCAGACCGCGATAAGGCCCGCATTTACCGCATTATTGAGGAAATCAACCCTATTTTGGAACGCCGCAAGTCGCTGTTTGACAACGTTGAAGAAGCCTCAAAAGAAGCGTTGCTGCTCGAAGAGACCCGCCAAAAGCAGGATCTGGTCGAACGCGCCCGCTTGCGGGACAACGTAACGCGCAACGTTATGGAGCGAATCACCGAAAAGCTCCCGTTTGTGAAGGCACTCGACGGTCTCGACATCAACGCGATCCAGAACAAAGCCGCTTCGGTCGATCCTTCGGTGATCCATCCGGTTGACTTTGCCTACAACGCGGTATCGGCACAGCTGTTGCCGCCCATGGTACGCGAATTGATGGCGATGCGGAAAGAGAACGAAGCCCTCACAGACAAACTGGCTGAGTACGAGAACGCCGAACCGAAGATGTCCGGCGCTACCGGAAGTGGCAAACGTCCTTCCGGCGGTGTTGAAGGCAACTTCATCGACGCAATCAACCGTGCGTTTGGCGGGTCCTAACCGTTAAGCGATTTTACATCAATGTTAAAAGGGGGTTGACAACAACCCCCTTTTTTCGTAGTTTTACAGCAACGACGAATCCGACGGTTGCTCTGGCCATTAAGCAGTTCTATAAGGATCGTAGTAAAATGGACTTTGTTCCTAACAAAACACCCGCTAAATGGAAGATTGATCGGCCCGCTCTGTGCCATGAAACAGTTCTAATGTGATCAATTGGAAGTAAGGCACTCTGTCTATTAACCCCCTTTTCTATAACCCCCACTTTTAATATTATGTCCACATTCGATCTTGGCTCCGGCCTTACCGCAATCAACACCATCCTCGCTGAAGAAGCAAACCGTATCGGTCAGGATGTCTACAAGCGTACCCTCCACACCTCTCCGTGGATGGATCTCGTTAAGCAGTCCGCCTTCCCTGAAGGCATGGGCTATCAACTGACCACCCTTGTGTATGACCGCACGATCCCCGCTACCGCTACTTCCGGTTCCGGCGTTCAAGGCGTCACATGGAGCAATCTTGGAACCATCAACGCTAGTGCAAACGCCTTCAACACTTCGGACATCAACCAGCCCCTCAAGGACGCTGCTGACGATGTCCAAGGCGGTCGTGGTTCGTCTTCTACTGATCGTCGTTCGTATGTTCAGTTCAGCAAGCAACTCAAGCAGTACAGCATCAGCCGTGCCGTTATCGAGTCGCCACGCATCTCGCTCGAAGACCTCCGCTTTGCAGCACATCGTCAAGAGCAGCTTCGCGCTATCCTTGACGTGCTTACCGAGTCGAGCCGCTACACATGGGAAAACCGTTATCGCGACGAGTACGAGAAGACAGCAGCGAACCTTGTTCCCTGCCTTGCTACCAGCACTCCAATCGTGACTGTCATCGACCAATCGGCCACTACGCTGTTTGAAGGCAAACAGATCGCCGAAGTTGATTTCACCAACGACTTCGTTTCGAGCGGTTCGTCTGACGACTACACGCCGACCGCCAACATCAGCAACAAGATCCTCGACACGCTGTACTTCCAGCTCGTCCGTCGTGGCGCTTCCGCTGAGTCGTACGGCAAGGAAAACGGTCGTCCGGTGTTCGCAGTCGTCCTCAGCTCTGAGGCTTCCTACGCGCTCCAAACCGAAGCTGGCTTCCGCGACGATGTTCGCTACAACAACTCGAAGGTGTCTGACCTCATCGCTCCGTTGGGCGTCGAGAAATCGTTCCGTGGTTTCTACCATCTGGTTGACGATCTCGCTCCTCGCTTCACGATTGCTTCTGGTACAGCCACTCGCGTTCAGCCCTACACCGTCACCAACGGCATCACCAGCTACAACGCTGCTTATGACACCGCTGACTACGAAGCCGCTTACATCATCCACCCGCATGTGATGGAGTCGCAGATCCCGAACCCGATGTCGGGCTCGAACGGTCTGACCTTCAATCCCGTCAACTATCGCGGTGACTTCAAGTGGACCAACATCCTCAACGAAATCACTAACCCTGACGGCACGACTGGTTTCTTCCGTGGCATCCTTGCCAGCGCGACGAAGCCGATCAAGACTGAGTTGGGATATGTGATTCTGTTCAAGCGCAACAGCACCACCCCCGCTGCCTAATCAAATCGCTAAGGGGTTCCCATAACGGGAACCCCTTAGCACATCCCCCAATACGACTATGCCTACGCTCGACGACCTTCCAACTCTTGCAACGAATTCGACACCGACTGGCGATGACCTTCTTCCTGTTTACGACCTCACGGCGACTGGTTCGTCGAAAGTTCGTAAGCTCCCGCTGAACGCTATCTTCGGCCTCGCGCCTACTGGCGATGTTGTAACTGCTGTTGCTGGCACGATCACAGTGACCTCTAAGCTCACTCTGATTACTTCCGGCACGACCAGTACTGTCAACCTCCCGCTTCCTTCTGGAGTTATTCGTGACATCATCGTCATGAACGGTGGTTCCGGTACAGCTACTGCCACATCGGCGACGGCGAACATCAAAACATCTGCTGCGACTACTGCCGCAACTACTGCTAATATCCTTACAGCTACTACCGCTCGCTTCTTGAGCGATGGTACTTTCTGGTATCGCACCCACTAAACCCTAATCGGGAACCCTACACTCCGATAGTGTAGGGTTCCTGCTCCCTGTATCCTGTATAGTGTAGCTCTAACACTCCTTTATTATGGCTGACCTAACTGCTCTGGAAGCAATCGAAAAGCGTATCGCGGAATCTGGACGCCCGATGACACGTGCTGAATCAAGTACTCTCGCCCCCCTTCGTATTAAACGCCGCAGGGATGAAGATGCTATGGCAGAACAATCGCGTCCTAAGACACGTGCTGAAGCTGCCACACGAATGAAGCAAGCAACAGCTCCAGCTGAAGCCGATCGCTATAAAGGACTCCGCGACGTTGCAGCTAAAGTTGGAGAAGCCGTACTCGATACTGCCACTCAAGGCATGTATTCTGCCACTAAACTAGCTGCACCAGCAGTCAAAAGTGCTGTTGAATTTTTGGGTCGTGAGTCCAGCCAGCCTGTGCGAAATCGCGCTGAAGCTGCGACTTACATGAAGAATCGTCAGACGGCTGCTACTTCGACTCCGGAATCTCCTGTTCCGGCAACTGCTCCAGTTCCTGCTACTGCTACTGCTACTGCTACCACCCCCGCGAATCAATCGACAGAAGCCCCCTCGCCGTCCTATGGGCGTTCCGATGAGGCAATCGCTGAAATGGAGGCAGCTCGAAATAAACCCACTTCTGCCCCCTCGCCGTCCTATGGGCGTTCCGATGAGGCAATCGCTGAAATGGAGGCAGCTCGAAATCAGGCTCCTAAAGCCGCTCCAGAGATCCCCGAAGACCGCATGAACGCCCTCTTCCGAAAAACGATGGGAACTGCTTTCGATCCCAAATCCAAAATGGATGCTGGCAGGATGCAACAGCTCCGTGATTTCGTTAGCAACAATCCGGACGCTCTCAACAAGTCCGACACTAAGATCGCACTAGACTACTACCGCACACTCAAATGAAATCCCACATCCCTATTCCAGAAGGCTTGAAACTTCCTGCTGATGCAGAGACGAAGCCGTTTACCGCTGAAGTTGAATTCCTTGTAATGGACGGCATGTTGATGCCCGTTTCTGTTGCTGGAAAACCACTTCCTCAAGAAGAGCCAGAAATGGAAGAGGAAGGCGAGTACGAAGAAGAAGGCGCTGAAGGCGAAGCCGAAATGGAAGGCGAAGGCGAAGGCGAAATGTGCTCAGAGTGCGGCGGCGACAAAGAGAAATGTCGTTGTGGCAAGATGGGCAAAGGCAGTGGCGGAGAAGGCGGCGGATTCATGGTCGCTATCGAACGCGCACTGGCACAACCGAAGCGTTAAGCCTTGACATAGAGCTGGCGAATAACTATATTTGCCATCGTAATGTCCGCAGCAAACTACGATCTCTCCATCTCTTGCGGCGAGGACTTCAACTTCACGTTGCGAGTCCTTGACGCCTTTGACGACCCAATCAATTTTACTGGATCTAGCTACATTGCAGAGATCCGCGAGGAACACAAGAAGCCGCTCATTGCTGCCTTTACAGTAACTGTTGTAGGTGCAGCAACTGACGGAACACTCAAGTTTGCCTTAACGGATACCCAAACAAAGCTCATCAGCCCCACTCGAAAGTACAAGTGGGACTTCTTTTGGACCCAATCTGGCGTAACAACTAAACTTCTTTACGGCAGTGTGACTGCTGTATCCAACATCAGTAACTTGTAATGGCCTCTAACGAATCATCTAAATACAAGTTGTCCGTCACTGAAGGGGCTGAATACAAGTTGTCCGTCGTTGACGGTACAGAGCTTCAGTTATCGTTGAACGGAGCCACTGGTGCTACTGGACCAGCCAACGTTTTGACGATTGGCACTGTCACGACTGGAGAAACTGGTGTATCAGCCGCCGCCACTATTACTGGTTCCAGCCCTTCGCAAGTACTGAATCTAACTTTGCCGAAAGGTAATACTGGTGCTACTGGCGCTACTGGACCAACTGGCGCTACTGGACCAACTGGCGCTACTGGACCAACTGGACCAACTGGACCAACTGGCCCAACTGGCGCTACTGGCCCGCAAGGACCAACTGGCGCTACTGGCCCAACTGGCCCGCAAGGATTGGCTGGAGATAAGTACCAGACCACTTCGTCAACGAGTCTATTGATTCCAGCAATTGGATCGACAATTACTCTTACTGTTGGCACTGGTTTATCTTATAGCACAAACCAGACGGTTTTGATTTCTCACGATATTAGCAACCACATTCACGCTGAAATTAATACCTATAATTCGACTACTGGTGTAATGACCGCTGTAGTCACAGATACTGATGGCAGCGGTACATACTCTTCATGGGTTGTTAATCTCTCAGGCGCTGTCGGCGCGGCTGGTCCACAAGGCTCTACAGGCGCTACTGGCCCAACTGGCGCTACTGGTCCGACTGGCCCAACTGGCGCTACCGGAGCTACTGGTCCAACCGGAGCTACTGGCCCACAAGGACCGACTGGTGCTACCGGAGCCACCGGAGCTGCTGGCCCGAACACAATCACGACTTCAACAACATCGAACCTGACTGGCTTTATCGCTGCGAACGGAACGGCAGTCAGCGGAGCAACAGCGGGAGCCACCGCAGCTACCGCCAACACGCTAGCTCTGCGGGATGCAACAGGCGGGTCGAACTTCGCAGCCGTCGGTGCTACGAGCATTACATCGAGCGGGGCAATCTCTGCGACTGGAGCCAACTCCAGCATCACCACAAACGGATTGGACGCCTACATCTACACAGGCGGAGACAACGCCAGCATCGGCACAAACGGAGACAACGCCTACATCTACACAGGCGGAGACTACGCCAGCATCTACACAAACGGAGCCAACGCCACCATCTTCACAAGCGGAGCCAACGCCAGCATCAGCACAAACGGAGACAACGCCTACATCCAGTCTCGTTCCACCTTCAAGCTATACAACGGCGATTACACTACCACGCTATCCCACAGCCCGACAGCCAACCGAGCGATTGCGTTCCCCGACAAGACGGGCTCGCTCGCGATGATCGACGCGGAGACGCACACCGGAGCGCACGCGTTTAGCAGCACCACCCGCCCGACATCAGCAGGCACGGGCACGCCAGCGGCGACGAGCTTAGTCACACTTGCTGATGTAAGCAACTTTTCTCATTTCAGCCGCGATCTTTTCCGCAGCCTTACTCTTAACGCATCCGGTGTTGGTGCGACAGTTAGACGCAATACAGCCGTGATAGGAGTTTATGATGGCGATCTCTTAACAACCTCGATCAATGGATCATACGTTCGCACACAGATTGTTGGTGGATCTATTGATAATTATTATGATAGTGTATCTGCTGTCTCTTTCTCCCGACCTTGGACTCTGTTTACAAAAGTAGCTCTTAATCTCACAGCTAATACTCAGTTCTACCTTGGAGTGGGAGTTGATGCAACTACAGGCATTCCATCATCCGGCACAAATATCGGCTTTCAATTCACTTCTAACAATGCTGTCAGACTCTGGAGATGCAACGGCGGCGCAGCGACATTTTCCACGGCTGGCGCAGTTTCCAATCTACCGGTTTCCTACCCCTACACAGGGTTCCACTACATCTGGCTCGAATGTGTAGGAAATGGCACAATCAATCTATATCTCAATTATGCCGCCTTTGGCTCCGCTCCCCAAATCAAACCATCAACTGCTCTCTGCACACTGACAGGCGTGGGAGCATCTGCAAGTGCGCGAGGGATCAGCAGTTTCCTCTATGCAACAGGCGCGCCCGGCGGATTTACATCCCATGCAATCGGAGATTGTCGATTCCTTGAATTTTAAAATCCATGACCACACCACACACCACCGCCGCTACCATCGCTGAGATCATCTCCAGCGTGCCTGCATTCGTCGTCTCTCAGATGGCACGGGCATACAGCCTCGCCAACACGCCAGACCAGCAGCAGGCCATCCTCGACGCAATGCCCGATTTCGGAGTCACACCCGTGCAGGCGCTCACGCTTTACGTCACAATGCAGACCGCGCTGGCATCCATCGGACTCGCTGCCAACCTGCCTGTCGCCGACCTGACGATTTTCCAATCGCAGCCGGATGGCAGCGTGCTTTATGTCGCACCGCCTGAGCCTGAACAGGAACCCTTAATCCTTGACCCTGAACCCTCTACCCTGTAACCTACACCTATGACTGATACTATCCTCAAACAAAACTCTGGTCGCGGCGGTGCTGTAATTGTGACCGCTACAACCGTTCCTGCTGGTGATTACTGTGCCATGCAGTGGGTTACTTCTGGCACAATTACGACGGCCCTCAACGCACCACTCCTTACCGGAACCCAAACGTCGATCACCTATCCAGCATTACTCCGCATTGATACCCCCATTACTGGCGGCACTGGCGTAATTACTGGAACAGCTATCTTCTACAAAGCTATTTAAGCTGAACCAATGTTAGCCGCCAACTACGACATCACCATTGATCGGGCAGCTGAATACAGCTTCGTTCTGACTATCCAGAATCAGCTGAAGCAGCCGATTGATCTGGACCCACCAGCGGCGGCAGCTTTCGACTTTTATGCCGACATCCGCGATGCCAACACTAAGAAAGAAGTGGTCTCGTTTACAGCAACAATCCTTGACGACGGCAACAACGGTCAAGTAGCCTTTAACCTTACCGAAGCCAACACTCTGTTGCTGAAGCCTTCTGGCAGCTACGAGTACGACATCTTCATGCGACGCGGAAGCGTTATGGAACGTTTGCTTTACGGCTCCGTTACGGTTCGAGCCAACATTACCAAAGGAGCACCAGTAGACCCAATCAGTTAAGACCATGCCCTCAGATACCTACATCTTGACCATTTCCGACGCTGGAGTTTCAGTGCCCGCTACGGATTCCGTTACAAACGCTTCCGTCGCTGCTGGCGCAGCAATCGCGTTTAGCAAACTTGCTTCTCTGACTAGCGGAAACGTGCTTGTCGGAAACAGCAGCAATGTTCCAACATCCGTTGCCGTTACGGGAGACGTTACAATTTCCAATACTGGCGTGACATCGATTGCCTCTGGAGCCGTCGTCAACGCTGACATCAATGCTTCTGCTGCTATCGCACACTCGAAGCTCGCCTCTATGTCGAGCGGGAACATCCTTGTCGGCAGCAGCGGCACTGTCCCTACGTCCGTGGCAGTTACTGGTGACATCACCGTCTCCAGCTCCGGTGTTACCGCGATTGCGAGCGACGCTGTTACGTTCGCGAAGATGCAAAACGTATCCGGCTACACGATTCTAGGAAAGCCCACCACAGGCTCCGGCGACGCCGCAGAGATTGGCTCCTCTTCCTTTATGCTGGAATCGGGTACAGGATTCTTGAGACAGGCAGATGCCTCTACTGCCCGATCGACTTTGGGTTTGGGCACTCTCGCTACCCTAAACTCCTTAACGGTCGCTACTGGCGGCACTGGACAAACGTCCTACGCCATCGGAGATATTCTGTATGCGAGCGGTTCTACAACCCTATCGAAACTCGCCAGTGGGGCGGCTAATACTGTGCTCCGTTCAACCGGACTCCTCACTGCCCCTTCGTATGGGAAGGTTGTCCTCACGACGGATGTTTCAGGCACTTTGCCTGTCGTTAATGGCGGTACTGGTGCAGCTACTCTGACTGGTTACGTTAAAGGAACCGGAACGACAGCGATGACTGCGAGCGCGACCGTCCCAGTTGCTGATATTTCAGGGACTCTACCCGTCGCCAGCGGCGGAACTGGCGCGGTTACTCTGACTGGTTACGTTAAAGGAACCGGAACGACAGCGATGACTGCGAGCGCGACCGTTCCAGTTGCTGATATTTTAGGGACTCTACCAGTAGCTAGCGGTGGAACTAATCAAGTCTCCGTAGCTAGAGGTCAGATCTCCAAGATGACCAGCTTTACGGCTGTAACAGTATCTTCAACCGGAACCTACTACCCACTCACAAACGCGGGAACTTTGGACTCCACGGTGAGCACAAACATGATCTTGGGCGCTACGAGCACTTTCTCCATTAGGAATACTTCTGGTGCGACTAGAGTGTTCCAAATCTATGCCAGTGTTGACGCCACCGCAAGCGCTGACGATATACTTGGGATCATGCTTTACGCGGGTGTGGCTGGGAGTTTGACTGCGAGAGTAGAAACTGAGTGCCGCGCTTACACCAATTCCACTAATGATGCAGCCAAGTTGGTTACATCATGGATGATCTCCCTCGCAAATAACGAAGAGGTTGCTGTTTACGTGGCGAACCACTCGGCGACACAAAACATAACAGCGCAAAGAGCTAGAATAGTGGCTCAGGCAGTTCTCTAAATAAAGATTACTACCTACAATTATGGCCATATCACAACTACCACAAGCACCGTATAGACAAGACCGCAAGATCTTCCCAACCCCGATTATTGGGGATGTCTTGTTTAGTGAAGTACGTGACTGTAATCGTGGTAATCCTTTCCCCGAATACGGTTCCCCGTATCCTAATGCCAATAAATGGCCAGATCATAAGCTCGTCTACATCAAGCCAGTAGACATCGAGCGCAACGAGATCTTCGAGTTCTTCTACGCAGCTGATAGGGAGAATCAGGATCTCTACAACTTCTCTTCAGGATATCGAAACGTAGTTGGCAATGCTGGCGGTCGTGAGTTCCGTGTTGTTCAACGCTCTTACGTAACGCTACGTGAGAACTTTCAGCCGTTAGATATTGAGTTCGGGGCAGCGATGCCAAACGTTCCAGAAGGCAAGTTTGATGAAGTCGAGTACGTTTTCTTTGATCGCCAACAACAGCGGATCAATGAACAGGAACTGGATTCTCTGTACGTCGCTGAAGTACACACATATATCGAGATAGCATTTCTAGACTACAAGCTCTCATACGGAACGCAAAAGAGCGATCTCGTTCCAGAGAAGTTTAGAGCGGCTATCCCTCAGACGACAACGGAACAGATCGTAGAAGGACTCGCTGAACAGCCTACTCTTACTGGATCGCAGCTTTCCGTTACTGAAGACCAGATCAATCCTGACATTAAACTCGTAAAGATCGTGTCCAGAGAAGAGCCGGACGACGATATTTCCTTAATTGGGAAGCGGGCTTATGTGGAGGGTGGCCCTCCCGCTAACACAATAGAAACGTATTCTAAAGATGAAATCGAAGTAGACACTGGCGTAAATGTTGTACAGTCTACTGTCACGCCGTTAGGAGACGGGAGTTTTGTCAAGGAAACGGTAGAAGTTGAGTCGTGGCCTGAGCTTAAAGGCTCTGAATGGGACTATCTGTTGAACACACAAGTTGTTAGCACACAACAAATGGTTGTTCCGCCGACAACCTTTAATGAACCAAACACTTCTTACAGAGCAGTAAACGAAGACCGTTCGCTGAAGATTGTCGAAGAAGCCCCAACAGATGCGCTTAATTCGTATCTTGTTTCTCTGCCTACGAGAACAGATATGCAGCTGCCAGCTGTTCTGAAATCTATTGAAGCTGTCTGGATATCTGATACAGCGATCAGTGATGGAGATTCATCAGGAACTGGAGTAATGCCGACTGGAGGTGGTGCTAGTCTACAGGCGCAAGCAAGTTCTACCGGAAGCGCGAAACAATCTGCTGTCCCATCGATTACGACTGAGATTGAAAACGTCATAGGATCAGATATTTCGGCTACCGCTTATTTCTTTTACTATAATGCTGGAAACGGTTCTATGAATGAAACGAATCTAGTCAATAGACTTAGCACACTTATAGGACAATCCGTTAATGTGTGGCCGATCTTCAAAGCAAAGTCACACACTATTGTAACTAGAGGTGCATCAGTTTCTGCTGCGACGAAAGCCTCAGCAGACCAAACAAACGTAATCACTATCGACGGCACTACAGGAACATCTCAATCGAGTGGGGAAGAATTTTCGTGGGCTATCGATAGAAGTGTGGACGTAATTAATTTAGGCCCAACAATCCACGCAGCATTAAACATTACTAACGCTAATCAGTATACTGGAATTTCTGCGACTTCTTCAGCCCGCGCTAGATTAACTGGAGATTTTGATGTGACGGCTTCTACAGCATATACGGCTAACGCACAAGTTAGTATTGTCCCCACTTCATTTCCAGCAACGAGCCCCGCCGATATTCCTCGATCTGGATTATATATCGTTAGTTCTAAAGCAGAGCCATTCAAATGGGGGTGGGTAAAATGTTTTGCACTAGTGGTAAATGCAAATCAGTTCGCTTCTTAATCCAATAAAGTTATGGAAAAAGACAATGACATGGATGCGTTCATACGCGAAACTCTCAATTCCTATCAGAGAATTCGGGAAAAAGATCGTGCTCCAGTACAACAAACTAATATTTCTAGAACCTCAACTAATTTTGGATCAGGAGCACCCCCACTAACGCTTACATCAAACAACACTAGTTCTGGATCAGTCGGCGGCGGCGGATCTAGCGGAACTTTTCTAGCGTCGCAAGTAACAGACGAAGATGGAATGGTAATAATGATTAATGTTACTTCCGGAAGTTACCATATCTTAAATACCAATACAGACGTACCAGCAACGAGCGGCGACGGCAAATATGTTTACGCTGTCATTAAACATAGCAATGCTGGTATCTTTGAAGAGTTTAATATTGAAGTATCTGAAGAGACAAAAGAACCGACTGAATTAGATGTGACCGAAAAATTTGTTGAGTTTTCAAATATCCTGTTGGCTGAACAAATGACGGATAACTCTGTGACTCCTCCGGTGACCAAGATGGTGCAGCGCCGTGTCGGGAATCTTTCTCTTGTGCATCAAGTTGTCAGCGGCAGAATTTGTCTGTGGGCCTATTCGTCGGGAGGGACATCATTCTTATGAACGAATACCAATCAATCGAGATGCATCATTGGGCGTCACAAACTCTTTACGATTCCTATTCTGGCGACCCGCCATCTCTAGACCCTGAAAATTTCAACAGAAGTGCTTTTTCCGGTGGTCAAATCGCCTTCATCGAAGACGAAAACATTTCCTTTTACGAAGCCGAATTCAAAGAAAAGTATGGCCCCCCTGTAGATATCGACAGGAAATACTTGAGTATGATATTAGACAAAAAAAAATTAAAAGTGTCGTTGGATATAAATTCAGAATTTAATGCCGGAGAACCAAGTACCATAACTGGAAAACTCGAAGGGTCTTTTGATTGTTGCGATATATACATATATTCAAGTTTTTATGATATAATATTCAAGGGCGCAGCTTGGTGTCGAAGAGACATATCAAGCAGAGCGGCTCAATTAAACCCTAAGGGAGACAATGGTTCATTCTTTGACACACAAATAGGTGCAGATTTCGATGGTTCTTCCGTCCCCTTAGATGAACTCGACCCTTTCAGTTGGGGAAATATAGGTCAAGGCGTGCAAAATATCGGGGGCTCCCTAATACCACAAATGCTTCCTACGGCTGTGTGGTCTGCGGCTCACGAAGCCATGCAATTCGATCCTGAAACCGGTGAAACGATAATTGTTCCGTTAGTTAATTACAGCACGAGTAATAGTAATGAGTTGTCTGGAAACTATATTTATAATGCAAGCGTCTATTCAGACTACTATGCCGTAGCTGCCATAGAGTGTGTTGTCGGTTTCATTGTTGTAACCCCAACTAAGGTTTATGCGTTTCCAAGCGTCAACGGGGGTTTTGTGGCGGACGATGACGCAATCGGTGTACCGTTTACTTCGGTAGAAACAGATACATATCCTGCGCTTAACACTGAGGATCCTTCTACCCCAATCTCTTTCCCATCTTATGCGTCGTCAACCATGACGTTTTTGGGAGTGGAAATCCCCATATACTTTTATTATCCAGAGGGAGATTCTACCGGACCCACACTTGAAACATACGAAGGGCTATCCCTAATAGGGACCTCATTCGACATATCGGTCGAAGAGGAATACTGAACCCTTTACCCTTGACCCCCAACCCTTTTTCCTGTAATCTGCCCCCATGCCAGCCATGACCGTAAAGTCTCTGTCCGACCAGTTGTCGAACTATTGTTCGCCTGATCAGCAGTTTTTGCCAGTCCTAAATCTCGTCCTGCCCCGACTATACGCGATGGGCTACTGGCGGGATCTCTGCTACGAGCTGGAGATTACCACTCCGAACGGCTATTTCTCCCTGCCAGCAGAGGCCGAATCGATCATGTGCGCCACTGTGGACGGCACTCCTAAGAATCTGTGGGCCCAATGGCACGACTACAAAATCGCTGGAGTTCCCAATAACTACAAAACCTTCCCGATTTTCGGTGTTGTTGATGACGGTTACGGACCCGTAAAGGAAGTCCTGCCCAACGATACCAACCATACTTTGCGTTTGGAGCCCATCTCGCCCAACACAACTTTGCCAAACGACGGCTACGTACATGTCGTTTATGAGCGGGTAAGTGGCTCAATAAGCAACTATTCCTACGATATCAGCAATGCCGCCTCAATGCTGTCGCCCCATACGGACATCCGTAAAGTGGTCGAAGTCCGCTTTGAGGGCATTCCGGTGAACGTCCGTCTCGTCGGAACAGATGGCACATACACCTACACTCTTGCAGAAGGAAGAGGAGATTTCGTCGCCCGATACAGGCGTTTCCGCACTAACGAGCCGAACAATGGAGCTACTCAGAAGGTCTTCCTGCTCCTCAAACGGGCGTTCCTGCCACTGATGGACGAGTCCGATATTGTCTATTTGGGCAACGTGAACGCCATTAAGTGCGCGATTCTGGCCACTACAGCGGAAGACAACGCTGACATCGAACGCTCTGGCTACCACTGGCAAGTCTGCCGCCAGCTACTGGAGGAGGAAAAAGATGCCTCCAGAGGCGGTGCGCGACAAGTCTTTACCATCGATCCTTATTCAGGAAACGGGACTCCCTACAACATGTACTAAGTAAAATGATTAGCGACCACTTAACTACTGACTTATCCACCAGCCCTATGTGGTCATACACTAACGGCTTTACTGGAATTGCTGCCTCTACACTAGCCCTAATCACTTCATTTCAGGAACAACTGGACTGGTGGGTACGCTTTAGCGGCAGCGTTATTCTACTTGCAATCAGTATTATTTCACTGTATAACATGATCAGCCAGCTCATTACGAAATGGCGCAAGAGAAATAACCCCACAGACAAATGAGAACAACCGCACTAGGCATCCTGACTATCGTTGCTACGCTTTCGAGCGTTGGCATCCAAATCCTTAAAGGAGGTGCGCCCGACTTTATTGGCGCATTTGCAGCAGTTACTGCTGGTATCGGCTTGATCAAGGCCAAAGACGCTAAGTAATCCACAGAAAGGTATTCACCGCATGCCTAAAAAGATCGCAATTTGTGTAGGCCACAGCCGTTCAGGCGACAAGGGTGCGGTGAATACCGACTGTGTCACTGAATGGGCCTTCAACAAACCGCTGGCAGATCGCACAGCGGAACTTCTTCGTGACGCAAAGCATGATGTCAAAGTCTGGTCCAAATACAATGGCTCCGAATACAGTAGTGCAATGAGTTGGATCGCGAAGCAGATTCAGGAATACGGAGCTGATGTCGCTATCGAGCTTCACTTCAACTCCGCCGGACCGAACGCTGAGGGCCACGAGTTCTTGCATTGGCATCGCTCTGGCCGCTCTGCCCGACTCGCTTCTTGCTTCCACTTCTCGTTCAAAGAGTTTTTCCCAACTAGAAAAGCTAGAGGACCAAAAGCCATATCTGGCATGAATAGGGGTTCCGCTTTCCTTCAACGGACCCACTGTCCGGCTGTCATTCTCGAACCCTATTTCGGCAGCAATGTCGAAGAGACCGCTTTTTATTCCGCACGTCGCGAGGAACTTGCCAGAGCTTACGCAGACGCCATCCTCAACTGGCTCGCATCAGAGAGACCGTGAAACCAGACCCATCCAAATCCAAGTCCAAGAAACAGGTCGCCTATCTACTCTCCAAAGTAAGCCCGCTCTCCAAGAAGCAGCAGGGCAAGCTGAAGGGCGAGCTACACAGCGGAACCGTTAAGGTCAAGAAGGAGAAGATGTGAGTAGTAGGTCAAGCCAGACTTGATCTATTTAACGCATTTCAAACTTATGAAAAACAAGTGGCCAAAGACCATCATGGTTGCAGGTAGGCGGGTACGTCTACTCTTCTGCGATCTCGATGACACTTACGGCCAATATAAGCACGACCTCAAGACCATTGAGATTAGTCGTGCGATATCAGACTCTGCCAAATTGATCACGATCCGCCACGAACTGATGGAGGCTGCATTGCTTCTTTCCGGAGTAGGATTCGCTGATCGGTATGAGCAGGAACCAGTGGTTCGTTGTATGGAGGAAATCTTTTTTCCAGCATACGAAGGATTCCTAAAACGTATAGCCAAATCTAATGCTTGATCAATTCAAACCCGTTGCAGACGGGGGGTTTATAGAGTTCCGTCCTTCTGGCGAGGATTTTAAGTTGGCAGCTGAACGGTCTGAGCGGATGGGCGTTCTAGCAAACTCTTACACAAGAGGAGCGGGCCGGATGAGTGGGATGCTTGGAGAGATTGCGGTAGAGAAATATCTTGGTGGGATAATCGACCACTGTGAAGGATTCTCCAAGAGCTACGACCTAAAGACAAATTCCGGAATCACGATCGAGGTCAAAACAAAGAGGGCTCGCTCTATTCCAAAGCCTGAATATGTGGCTTCAGTTGAATTAAAAAAGACACACATGTTCGAGAACGATCTATTTGTGTTCCTTCGTTCACATGATTCGATGGTAAAATTGTGGATGCTTGGATGGATCAAGACCAATTCTTTCAAGCGGAGAGCGGACTTTAAAAAAGCAGGTGAACCCGACGGAGATAGCGGGTTCACCTTTCGTGTGGATGGCTATCACATCCCGATCAGTAAGCTCAAGAAGATGGAGGATCTCCAAAGCTATCTTGGCTCCTGCTGATATCGTACTTCGGATTCATATTGACCTCCCACATCTTCCCGCCTCCTTGCCCGAACGAACGGACTGGGCGGACATGCGTGTTACTTCTGAAGGCTTCTTCCATCGTGGCCATGCCACGGCGAACGAATTCAAGGTTGCCAGACATGCCGACGGCGCGACCGTTGTTGAGGTCGTGGAGAGCAACTTGGAATTCGGTGAGCGTTCCGGTCCAATGGGTAAGGTCTTTGTTGTAGTCGCGGAGACGCTTCACAAAGAACTCGACCAGTTCAGCCACAGAGCTACGGCTTGAGTTGTCGTAGGCAGCAGATGCAATGGTTTCGTCGATATAACTCTTCACACCGAAACGGCTGGCATCGTCGATCTCCGCCGGAACATCCCAATCCAAAAGCCACTTGGCGAAGTATGGGAGTTCCGAAGCGATCACCTGTTCCAGTTTACCATTCGGAGGGAAGCTACTTGTTGCTTTATTGCTAATCCGCAGTGCCATCAATTTATCCCTGTTACTGGAATCCAGAGACGGGATAACTGAAAGGCTGTTCGCGTCCATGTTCAATGAGAAGATTACCCGTCCGGTCCAAGGAACCGAAATGGCGTCAACATATTTAGCGTGGTACTCGATACGCGGATTGGCAACTGCACGTTTAATGAGTTCGGTAGCTTTCCGCTGGTCTTGGAAAGAAGCCGCTGACGTCGTGTCGTCAATCACCCACGCAGCTACGCGAGCCAAGTCTTTGTTGAATCTGGTCTGTCCAGACAGATAGTCCGAAGCGTCTGCATACCCACCGACGAGTTGCGAGATAACCCTATTTGACAGGAGCGACTTACCCTTATTCGTGGGGCCGACAAGCAGCATAGCCTGTCCTTGGACGAACTGACGATTGAGTACCGCTGAGTAAAATCGCTTCAGCCACGCATACAAGTATTCAACGGTTGGCCTGCTTCCGGAATTATGGAACAGTTGGCCGAGCCATTGATTGATGAACGGCCAATTTGCTACATCTCCGTTGTCGGCGGGCTCGATCGGGTTGATGTTGGCATTGTTGAGGATCCGGTGACTGTTGTATGTCACAACACGATCGTTCGAGAAAACCACTGGAGCGATCTCGTCGATACGATTCTGGTTGTTAATTACCAAAATTGCTGCTTCCAGCTCCGACAACGGCTGCCCCTTCTTCGGCTTTGGATTGAATCCAAACTGGCGAAGTTCGAGAATAAGCTGGTCCTTGGGGATATCTACAGCGGTGCTATGGAGAAGTTTGTAGTGACACTTTCCGTTGAACCAATATTGATCGAGGAGATTGCCGAGTTTCTTTTGCTCATAGTCTTGAACAAACTTCGCGCCCAAAATCTCTCGCCATGAGACGAAGCCTTTTCCGGCACGGTCGCTGTAACAGACTACGCCATCTTCGACAATCTGACACCCCTCACGATCGATGCCATCATCGATCCAGAATAGTGGGCCGCGAGATCCGATATCGAATTCCCCAACCCAACGATTCGGGAAACGCTTTTGGATTTCAGATTCCAACACATCCATCGGGATGGACGTCTCGCTAGTCTGTGGTGGCTTTTCTTTCGCCGCTTTCATCAAAGCTGTTTGGTAGACAGCTGACGGGACTTTACCGCCGATCTTGACCCAATCTTCTCCGAGTTCAAAGTACTGATTCGGTTTGAGTGACGTGGTATCGAACCCAGCGAAGACGCGGTCTACCTTCAACGAATCTTTGAGATGCTTCATGAAGATCTCGAACATCTCCATCGTAATGGGGAGGCGGTCTTCAAATTCCCATACAAGGCGTACATAACCAGAATAGGTTTTTGAACGCCACGTCGGCATCTTGTCTCCACACTTCATCTTGATAGCGTTGTCGATGGTATCCCAATCGACTGGCGCGTCATAGTCTGCAACAACTCCATAGATTGCCGCCGGAGGGTTCTCATTGGTTACTCGTTTAGACGGAGCATCTCCTTCGACGGTACTATAGAATACGTGGTCGGTACTGGCGTCTGAACACCATGATCGGTAGGCGGCTTTGCTTTTGTGTTTTTGTTTTGGTTTTGGGAGTCCGCTCAAGTCGGACGATTTCTTAGCTTCTGATGAACGTAGGTTCTTAATGTATCGGTATGTCATTTTGTGTATTTAGTGAGAATTGCTCCTTCAGCAGCGAGTGGGATATCTGGAATCCACTCCGGTGGGGTAGACATAATCTTGATCACGCGCTGGAGATCGAGATTAGCAGTTTCTTCTGGAACTTCCAGCACTACTTCATCGTGGACGTGGAAAATAATTTTCAAGCCCGCATCGTGAATCCGGCAAAGCATATCGCAGAAGATGTCTCTGGCAAGGGCTTGGCTGGCGTTTTCGGCCAGCAGGCCGCCGTAGACCTTGACGGGCATTTTCTTGGAATGCTTATTCATCATGGCTATATATTGTGTACGTCCTTTCTGAGACACAGCCTGTAGATGCCCGTAGTTCAGGGACCGCCCAGACGGGAGGTCGATTGAGAACTCATCTTGCTGATCTCTCGACAGACCCATGTTTTCGTTGTACTTGCGCCAGAGAGACACAACCTTTTTCATTTTGGTCCTGTAAAGGTTGACTGCGCCTTCCGCTTCGAGCGGATCCATCTTGGAGATCATGGCGAACTTCTCCGGACCGCAGCCGTAACCGCAGCCGAGAACGATTGCCTTGACCATGTGACGGGTCTTCGGATCATTCTCCCGCATCGACCCTTTATCCTTATTCCAGAGTCCGAAACGGACTGCGAAGGCTTCGTAGATGTCGTCGCTCGCTGCGATCTCTGCCATCGTATCTTTGTCTTCGGCGAGCCAGCAGAGGGTACGTACTTCGATCTGCGAGAGGTCAACCGCCAACAGACGGTATCCTTTCGCGGGTGCGATGAGCGATCGAAGGTCAACGCCGAACATCTCTCCGCGTGGGAGGTTTTGAAGATTCAGGTTTCCGCCGGATCCGGAGAACCTTCCGGTGTGGGCTCCGAAATACATCAGTCCGCCGTAGAATCTCCCATCGCCCATCGTCGCCTTATCGAAGGATTCAAGTTTCCGTTTAAGGGAGTTGATGCGCCTATAGTTACGGACAGCATTGATCCATGGATATTGTTCGCTGTTGGAATCTAAAAACTCATTGGCTTCGTCGCTGTCCAGCGCAAGGCTTGCCGGAGGCTCCAGACCGTTCTTCCGGCACTCATCGTTGAACGCGATGCGGCTGAGTACTGGTCTTTCACCAACCCAAGGAATAGCTTCCTCTGTGTTGAAAAGGGTTTGATTGATTCCGGCAATGCTTTCGTGGAGCAGATCTGCGTTAATCGGGATGCCATTGAAGACAGCTTTGCGGTTGACGAAGCTGATTCTCCGCTCACGTTCCGACCACTTGTCGGATAGTTTCTGCCAAAGCTCCAAGCAGTAATCGGAGTCCTTGATCGCGTATTCAATAACCTCTTTCTGGAAATCGGCGGTCATGGCAGACCACTTCTTTCCGCTCATGTTGTCCCGCGTGGATTTGTCCACCGTTATTCCGAGCACTACAGCGGAAGCGTTTTTAAGACTTCTCGGAAGTCCGAGACAGGCTACCATGTCGGCGGTGCAGTGCCACTCTGCGAAATCGATGGCGGGCCACCATTTGTTTTCAACTCCGAAATAATACAGGTGTTGGTCGAAAGAAGCGTTGTGAGAAAGGATACGATTGCCGTTTAATATTGACCAATCAAAATCGGCAGGAGCGCCACAAAATTTAGTACCGTCATCTCCAACTACCGACATGAGGTAGGCGTCGAAGTTGGGGTGGGAGAAATAGCCGCGAGGGCCAAAAGTAGTGATTGAACACTGTTTGTCGTAGTACGACTCGAAGTCTAGAGCGTAAGTTTTCATGTTATTTTTAGGCAAAAAGATGCCCCACGCGTAGCAGATATAACTACACGTGGGGTCTTTGGTTTTATTACTTGAATTCGACGACGTTTTCCGGAGTCGTGTCGAGTTCAAACTCTAGTTGCTCTGGGATACTCTGCAAAGCGAGTCCCATTGCTTCGGTGAAACTGATGATGCGGTCTCGTTGTGCGGTAAGTTTCTCAATGTTCTGAGAAAGTTCTGCGATAACTTTGGACGCGTGTTCAATTTCTTCTCTGATGATTTGATGTGGAGTCATAATATTATGCGTTAAAGGATGAGAGGAATTCTGCGACTGCTTCTGGCGTTTGGTTGTTTGTCGCCGTCAGAGACGGGACGTACCAGCTGTATTTGCCCTTCTCCATAAGTTGAGTCTGGAAACTCCAGATACGGTTTTGGATCGGTGTGGTGCGGTTAAAGGCAGCGAATGTAGCCAGACGTTTGAAGGTCTGCCTATATGCGTCTTTAGCCACATACAGTTTAGCAAGCGCATAGTTCTCGTCACCAATCGGAAACGCATATGCTTCATCATCGGTATTACCTTCCGGCTGTTTGAAGAGCAGGATGATATCGGCAAATTCAAGGATCGGCCAGTCTGAGTCCAGAGCCAATTTCTTGGAATCGTCTGGGGTAGTTGCGATACGTGGGATCATATCGGAATCAAACGGGACGTCTTCTTTCCATGCCTTCGTTGCGGACACCACTACGACCTCACCAGTTTGTTCTGGCTTGAGTAGCGTGTATTTCTTATCCAATACAAGGCTGCCAGTAGAGGCTTCGATGTCGGATGTTTTTTGGACGACATTGACACGTGGGATGTCGATATCACTTGCGTCAATCATCAAGCCGCTCTGGTTGGTGATAACGTTATTATTTTGTGCGACTAGCACTTCGGTTTCTTCACTCATGTTATTAGCTTCTAGCTTCTGTTGTTTGTTGTTTGTGGTTACGACAGCGTGTATCGCGTGTCGGATGTTTCGATGATGCCCGCATTTTGACAGGCGTCAACAAAATCTTGAGAAATTTTTTTCTTTTCTGATTTTTCTACTTTGTCCGCAATTACTTTGGACACTTTGTTCATGGAGACGGTAGCTGATTCCAGTACTTCTTCGAAATTAAGGCCGAAATCCATAGCGATGCCAACTAGAGTTTGGTTGTCAACAATCTTTTTTGTAGACCCCATCGAGCGGAGCCGAAGGGACGGGAACTCAGTTCCGTTCTTCGCAAGCTCGACGGTTCTGGCGCGTAGCCTATCCGACCAGTTCGACACTACCTTTGCAACAGCCCAAAGTTCTTCAAGTACCGCTGGATCTTCGGTGTTCTCCAAATCTACATCGGGAAGTTGTGGGTCAATCTTTCTCGCCACTTCCAGAACAAGCCCGCCCAAAGCCGGACAGATGTCTTCGTAACGGCAGAAGCGGCAATTGGGAGTTGGTGTCAGATCTTCCAGAGCTGGCTTGCCACCGATCCACTTTGGTCTTGTGGCTTCTGCTTTGAGGATAGCGGTGCTGAGTTCCTGTACCAGTGAGTCGTAGTGTTCCGATCTCTTGAATGTGTAGTGAAGAGACTGGTCGTGTTGCGGCACATAGAACACGAATGTAATTTCCTCTACATCGGGAAACTTCTGGAACGCTCCGACGACATACGCTTTCGCTTGCCAGTTCTTTTCCGGTGGGTCGATGATACTGATGCCCGTCTTGTAGTCTGCCATCACAGCGTTTCCGGATTCAAGAATCAGGAATCGGTCGCACGTACCCCATGTCTCTGTACCGTTGAGGGTTACAGTAACTTGAATCTCGTTGTACTCCTCAGTGATGTTTCCAAAGTTATTCAGGAACTCTTTTTCCATCGCTACGATCTTCTCGTAGATATCCAGTTCCTGTTCGTTGTGTAGGGCGGACGGGTCGAAGATCTCCAACGCCTCATGGATTCGAGTACCCATTTCAGCGGCAGCGTTTGTGCCTTCCCGTCCGTGGAATCCCGCACATTTCGATACGTACTTGAGGGACGATGGCGAGAACTCTGCGTGTCCACGCGAGCTGTGGTCTGGTTGTTGTTTCATTCGGTTACGATGATCAAAAGTTTTTCGTTCCGCTCAATAGAGACAATCTTTTTGTTTGGCAATTTCGGGTGGTATTCCCGCAACGATGTGCCGACACTAATGAACGGCCCGCCAGAAGGATCAACAAAACTGATTCCGTTTTCATCGCTCCCGAATCGGGCTACAGGATTCACGAACGAGATCAAATACTTTTTGGGTTTTAGTTTGGTAAGGGTACATGAATGGCCATTACGGCCCATGATTTTAAACGGTTCAATTTTCTTCATCTTCTTTAATTTGTTGTGTAATCTCTTTGATTGCGATTTCTAGCAAATCCATTTCTGCTGTGAGTATTTGTGTAGATCCTAACTTTTCTTTTTTGGCTCTTCTGAAATAAGCCTCTTTAAGGGCAGTCAGGATTAGTTTCTGTATTATTTGTTTCTCTATCTGTTCTGTTTTCATGTGATTGTTCTAAAGCTATTTGTCTCCACCTCTCAGCCTCTGCTTTCCATAACGCTGCTTCTTTGATCGCTGCGTTTTTGTCGGCAATAATCGTTGAGATGGCGTCGTCTACAGCACTCATGATCGATTTTTAATTTTACGTTTGATGATGTTAAAGAGGGACATGTGTGCGATAATTGAATCGAAATGTCGAAGACTTTTTTCGCACGACGGACAGACAGGTTCTCTCAGCCGTTCATCCGGTGCGTTGTTACGGCGTCCCTTTCGACCGCACATCTTGCAGGTGTAGCGACGTGATGGCAACTTAGTAGAACTCTGGTGGTTTGACATTTCTGAAGGGGTTTCCGCTTTTAGGTGGGTGTACTCCGTCCATCCAGAACGTCTGCGCTTGCGTTGTTCTGGCAAAGCCCACGCACATCAGGATCTCGAAATACGCTGACGGGTATTGTTCGGCCAGACGCATGGCTTCTGCCTGTGCGGCTTCAAGTGTGGCGTGGCGTACTTTAGGTGCGCTATTGTTGTATCGGTATACGTAGTAGTATGGTTTCATAGATCTATTTGTTGGAAGCCCACATCAGTCCGACATTGGCTAGTGCATAAGCACACCAGACTAATGCCCACGGATAGTTACCGCCCATAGCGTGGGACACGCCGACTGCTGCGTACAGAACGGTAACTACGCCGATGATGTGGGATTCGTCAATCATTAGTTATAGTTTTCTTCGCGAAACATTTTGCTGAGTTTCCGAACGGCGTTGCCTGAATGGATGATGTTGAGGTCGTTGTAAAGCTCAATTAACAATCCTCTGTATTCGTCGCGCTCGCGTTCCAGCTTTTGGCATAAAAAAACAATTGGATTTTCATATGTAATTTTGTTGGCATTAACCCAAACATCCTCCTGTAAGAATTTAAGATGCTTGTTTGCCTTTACACACTTGTCGGTTTCTGGTGTGTCACTCATTGTTTGGTCGGGTTGGTCGGGTTGGTCGGGTTGGTTATCGTCAACGTCTTCGCCGCAATCACGACAATAATAACCCATCGGTACAGAGCGCGAAAAGAACGGCTCATTGTTGCTTCCGCAATGTGGGCAATAGACGTGATTTGTTTCTGGTGTGTTACTCATCGCTCCCTCCTTTCACGGCGGTGAGGGCTGCATTGATTCGATTTTCAATTTCATTCCACCCATCAAATTGAACATTCCTACGATGACTTTCTGGAAGTCTCCAGTAGTCATATGGCTCTTCTCCTTTTCGATATTTCATGACATCTTTCAAAGCCTCCGCCAGCCTGTCGCGCTGCTCTTCAGCGTCTTGCGCTGCGTAGATTCGTGATTGCTGTCCCTCGATGAATTCGTTGATTATCTCTGGAGTGCCGCCCCAACTCATGAGCGTTCTCCATTCGTTCAGTTCCTCCATGGCCTCAATCGCATCGTCTATCGCTTTGCCGATTTCCCACGGATCGGGTTGATCCCTATCCTCATCTGCCCTTCTCCACAGGTTATAGTCACGCAGAGTCCAGATGGCGTGTTGAAGATTACTCATCGCTCCCTCCTTCCCACTTGTTAATGGTTTTGAGAAATGCTTCGGCGCGGTGGGCCGCTGTTGCGCTAACACTTTCAAACCATTCACCATTTTGACGAATGGTTTTAACTAATTCACAAGCATAGTCTGCGTGTGATTCATCGCTTAAAATCTTCTCCGCTTCGTGCATTGCGTTGAGGTCGTTGCAGTAGTTGGGAAGGTCTCCGCATTGGAGTTCTGAAAATCCGTCAGGATCACCGCTGAAGTCAGGGTCAACCCACAAGTCTTCGTGGTAGTGTTTCCACCCACACGCTTTTGCAATGGCGATGTTTATGCGTTTGTTGGTCATGACTTTGCCTCCAGCTTCTCGATTTCTTGAATCAACTTGCCCACAGCCTTCGCGATGTGGGGCCACTCAACGAGGTCAAAGCGGAGATTTTTTTCTTCGCCGTTCTCTGCGATCTGCCGCATTTCGATAAAGGGTCCGGCGGCTTCGTCCACGATGCTGATCTCTGTGGCTTGCTCGCTAAAGATCGAATGGCCTTTCGGCAGTACTGTTATTCTTGATGTTATTGTGTTCATATTATTTAATTTATTGTGGTTCTAATTCAATAGATTTTTCTTTGTACTCAGCTGCGGAAATAGTGAGGCCAAACATTCTCAATACTTGATTTGCTTTCCCGATCTGAAGCGTAGGCTTTGATTTTTCTAAATCAATAATAAAACGTATTCCAGTTCCTGCATATCCGGCGAGCTGTTTCTGAGTCAAACCCAAAGACTGTCGTCTGTACTTTACTATTTGAGATATTGGCGAATATTCTGTTGGTTGGGTGGGAGTCTTTAATTCTTTTGACTTCTTTGGGATTGGGTTTTTTAGTTTGTGTTTATTTACCAAATTGAAGCCCATAAGTTTCGCTCTGTAGATCTCTACCGACTCTAACTCAAGAGCTTGTTCTTCGTTGTCATAGCAGTGAACTATTTCAACTTCGCGATCCATATTGCAAGAAGATATAATTTCTTTACGCACAGCTAACCATTCGTCACTCCTGCCACAAGTCTCATAAGCTCTATCACCAACGCCTTTTCCAACATAGAAAATGGCTTTAGTGACTGGATGCTTGTGGCGGTAAACATAATATAACATGGTATTAAAATATAAAGCAGCCTTTTTGCTCAGAGTGCGCGGCTCGATCCACTGACCGCTACTGCCAAAACTGTCGTGTTTCTCCCAACCGGTACGGGAAATTGTGGAGCCCCATGAAAGAATCGAACTTTCGTCAGATGATTACAAATCAACCGTTTTACCATTAAACTAATAGGGCGGAGAATTATTTTTTCCAGACCCAACGCTTTGGTTTTTTGGATTCCAAATACGCTTCATAGTCCAGTTTGTTTTTGCAGCCTAATGGTCCCCTACAGGCGCTCCTTAAAACACCAATGCTGGCGCAGGAACACTGGTAGGTGACTTTAGGCTTTCGTTGCATAACTAGATACTGTGGTCCTCAAGAAATTCACGCTTGAACATGGACTCAGTGATGTCTGGATGCCATGCCATGTAGGTCATGACTGTCCGAAACACTGTGACAAGTTCCTCTAGCGGAACATCACGTGGAAACGAGAACTCCATCTTGCTTCCTTCATGTGGAATCTCCACGCTAATCTTCATTCGTCGGTCGTTGTTCATGGTTGTGGGTCTGGATATTTGATGTCGCAGTCTTCACAGATGTACCCGTAAAGCCAATGATAAATTTTACGGCGACCACATTTGCATTCGTCGTCGATTTGAGATTCTGGTATAAGATCACAATTTGTGATGAAGACGCGGTATTCTGGTACAGTGCCTTCTTCAAGGTCGCAATCTGCGACCTTACGGCGGTACAAATCAATGGATTCCACTTCTATTCCCATAGCCTTTACTATGCTCGTTTCTTTCCATTCGCCAACTTGTTCATCAAAGAACTCGTCGCCTTCTTGAATGAACTCTCCTTCTTTAAGGACGCGGTATTCTGGTACGGTGTCTTCGTCAAGCGGACCCCAAAAGTCTTCGTACGACGCGCCTACTTTCGGAGAACCTTCCTCAGTTTCGTCGTTAGTGGGTCGCTTGTTCCTGTCATCCTGTAGCTTGCCACAGTACTCTGCATCCATGAGGATGTTCGCGCTACAGGCAATGTGTGCCAGATGCGTGATACCGGATTCAGGGTCCAAGTCTTCCCCGTCACGCCATGCGTTCAAGTGACGCAGGATTGCGTTGACATAAGTGCTGGCACATACGCCAGTCTCGCGCCAGTTCCACGGACCGTACCTCTCTGCGCCAAACTTGTGGACCCATGCGGTCTGTTCCATTGCGTACGGTGGGACTAATCCCAGTGGGGCTTTAAGGGAGCCCGCTTGCCCTTTGGGGTCATTGTATTGTGTTTGCATTTAGTGTGTCTATTTTCTGTTTGTATTCTGCTGCCTTATCAAATTTTCCTTCTTCGATTGCTGTGTTGTACATCTTCAGCCGTTCTGCAAAAGTAAATTCCCTCTGCTTGCGGAAGATCTCATCGAAATTATTTCTGAATGATTCGCCGTCTACGTGACGGGGAAGATCTCCTTTTCCTGCTCCAGTTCCAAATGACATCGTATAGTGTGGTTAAGATTTCAGTCAAAATAATCGCGGCCCAATAAGAGTAAAGAAAAAAGTTTGAAATTTTACGCGCCATGAATTGCCTCCAAATTTCCAGTCTTGATCCGTATTGCTTTCATCACGTGCTCTTCAATAGTTCCGGCGGCGACAAGCACCTTTTGTAGCGCGTCTGACTTTGCTCCGTTGCGGTGTATCCGGCCCAATACTTGCAGGTAGTCCTTAGCATTGAACGTGGGGCAGATGAGGGAGATGCGCGGGCGGACTCCGTTGATATCGTGTAGCGACAGACCAGTACCACCAGCGGCGATATTGACTACGATGCAGTTGGCTTTGTCGCTTTGGAAGTCATCAATCGCCTGTTGTCTCTGAGTCGCTGTCTGGTTGCCATCAATTTTAGGACAGTGTAAAAGTCCAATTAGAGCATTTAAACTATCCGTAAAGTTGACGAAGATCACAACGCTGTTTCCGCCGTCTATGAAGTCCTCTGCCATCTCAGCGATGTCTGGCACTTTGAAGGACTCTGCCAGTTGGCGGGCTTTGAGGATATTGACCAGCACATGTTCGCTATTTGCTACCGTACCATTTAGTATGTACTCGTCGATAATCGCTGGCGTGAGACCCAATTGTTCATAAGCTTTATCGATCTTCTTCAGATCTTTGAATTCGGTCGGCTCGACGAAAACACGATTGTCGCGGAAGCTATCTGGAAAATCTGCGGGCGTCAGCTTGTTGCAGTTTACTCCGTACATTGTGTGTCGGAGCGGAGCCAGCTTTGTTTTGGTCGCCAGCTTCCAGCCGCCCCAATCGTCCTGATAGCAGCCGTATTTCATCATCCAGCTGTACCAGCTAGTCAGTCCGTTCTCTGGCTTGTTGAGTGAGTGTAATCCCAATAGATATCCCAAAGCCCGCATCTCAGTAGGGTCTTCAGCGGCAGTGGCGGACATGCCGTGCACGGCGTACTTCTGCTGTACCAGCGCGATTACGAGTTGGGCGTTTAGCGTGTATGGTCCTTTACACTTGTGGATCTCGTCTACCAGCACAAGCGTGTCTGGCGGCAAAGCCCAACGCATGATCTTCTTACCAGCTTTGGACATCCATTTCGTCTTGCCACCACGGATCTTCTCAAAGTTCGTTACGAATAGTGGCGTTATTCCATGTGCCATAAACTCACGCTCCCATGATGGGATAACCGCTTTCGGACAAAGTACAGCGACAGGCTTTCCAAAATCTCTGGCCAAATGGACTGCGACCACTGTCTTACCCGTACCGACACTAGAACTATCAAGAGTATTAACTCCGTTCTTGTGACAGCAAATAAAGAACTCTTTCGCATCGCTTTGTTTTGGGAACAGTGTTTTCATTCGAGGAGTCACTTACTCGATAGTTCGGAGTAAGTCCAGAAAAAAATTCAAAAATCTTTCTAGTCCTCTGAAATAGCGTCTTCTGGATCGGCCCACGACATGAAGGCAGGGGTGTTCTCTCCAACCCATGCGCCCTCCACGTTGTAGTAGAAATATTCGATGGCGTCCTCTTCCGTCATTTCGCGTTGCAAGATCTCAAGGCATTTCTCAAAACTGTAAACGGCAAAGGGCTTGCCGAACTGACGGGCGATTCCCATGAACGCTTCTTCAAAGCCGTCAGCAAGGATGACTTCTTCTTCGTCGTCAAGGCATTGTTCAAGTGTAGATGCAATGTCCATAAGATTACTTTCTTTTAAGTGGTGAAACTTTTGCGCCCATTCCGACACGGGCTTTTTCCAAAATTTTGCGTTTCTTTTCTGACGCTGACATTTCATTCGCCGTCTTTGGCGTATCACCAGAAACTCGTTTTGTTGGGCGGCAGTATTCTGTTTTCTCTCCAGCGCCGCAAGGCTTGCCTGTTTTCTGGTCAACCCACTTCTCGCGCTCCCAACGCTTCAGGCTGGTTCCGGCTTCCGTTTTCTTGACATTGCCCGATCCCTTTCGGCATTTGGCAATTGCTTGTGAAGCGCGAGCAGACGGGAATACGTCGTACTGCGCCTTTACTTTTTTGTAGCAACTATCTTTTGGCATAACGTTGTCTAGTGTACTGCGCTATGAGGAAAGCGTCAACTATGCCATCATGAGGCACAGTGCAACGGTTGTTCTTGCGCCAGTCCTCATCTGGAGCAAGTTCTTGCGCCTTCTTTAGCGCGAAGACTTTTGTCTGCGATTTGGGCACTTTACCCAACAAAGACTTCTGCCAGTCCAATACTTGAATAGGCTTTACTTCGAGTTCATGTGACTCGCACATGCCCATAATCTTGCCAAATGAAATGCCCATCGAGCGCATCGCTTGTGAGGACTTCGCGTGTTTCAATGGTTCCTCGATCGCGATCAAGGGTACAGTGTGCAAGTCAGTGATCCAGTCGTAGATTGTTCTGGTATCGACTTCGCGCTTTCCGGCACGTTCAAAAGTCGGCATCGCAAACTTGTCGATGACGGAACCATCGTGTGCTGATGTAGCACACAGTCCGCCGTCGAGTCCGTTGTCGATGCCTATAATCACCGCCGTTTCATTGTCAGTTGATCAATAATTTCAGAGCGAACGATGACGCCGTTTCCTTTTGCAGGAGCCCACTTGTCTTCGTATTTTCCAAGAGAAGCCAAAAAGAATACTTCTCTAGCGGTAGTTGGGATCACTCGATAATACGTCCCGCGTAATTCTACTGAATCGAAAGCGTAATCATCTACCGTAATCATTTTGCGTTTCTTCACCACCTCAGGATTCTTGCTTTCAATTCTTGCGAGAAACTGAATCGGGCTGCTGTGTAGTTCAATCATCGTTTTGTTCTTCGTTTGGTATATCAATCACTGTTGCTTTTTTCTTTACTCGAACAGCTCCATCTCCGCGATCGGCTTCGGTGTTGTTAAGAATGGAAATGTCAATGTGCATCTTGCTTTGGCCCCCACCGTTCTTGGAGTTGAGTCCCAAGTTGCGGCGAATCAATTGGTCGAGTTCGGAGAGTTCCCGAACAGTTCTCGGACCACGTAGATTCTTCATGCTGTCCCGCATGAGCTTCACGCCAGCCGCCGCGATATAATGCTGGTACTTGTCTGCCGGAGTGGACTGCGATTCGGCGATCTCAAGGAGGCTCTTCTCTTCTTCAATCACGGCATCGTGCATCGCCAGTCGGACCGCTTCGCCAGTCTTATTTTTAAGATCTTCCTCAAGGGTGTCGGCCAATGGATCGACTGGCTCTGCGTCAGGATCAGCGATCGAATCAAACGGGTTTACCCTCTTCCTGATTCCGGCTTCCCGAATCCATTTGTGGATTGTGCTTTGGCTGACCTTCAGATCTCTGGAGATTGAAGTCACCATGTAGTCCTGTTGGTACAGGTCCAATGCACGCTGGCGAAGTCGAGAAGACTCTGCCGCAATCTGCTCTTTCGACTGTTTGGGCTTGCTCTTTATGCCTTTTTTCTTCAGTACATTTTTTGTGTTGCTGCTCAAGATGATGTGAATTAAAGTGGGGCCAACAAAAAATTCAAGAAAATTTTTCTGAAAAATGACAAATAAATCGAATCCTGCTCGGAGTGTTCTGGAGCCGCGTATTGACCCGACATCAAAAAAGATGGACGTCGGCGGTCTATTCATTAGGCCGACTAACCTGATAACGGCTCTGCTTTACGGCTTTGCCAAGCACGATCGTCCGGCGGCGAAGGAGTATTATTTCTGGCGCATTTGCGACGAGCTTTGGAACAACGACGACCTTCCGGAAAAGCTGATGGTCCGCCATCCGTGGGCAGACCGCATGATCAAGAACGCGATTCGCAATAAATATCTAGCGGTTGGCGGTTCGGCTTCGTCTGGTAAATCGCATACAATGGCGGCGTGGGGCATCGTGAACTTCCTTTCACAGCCGCAGAATACCCTGATCCTTGTAACCAGCACCACGCTTCGGGAAGCACGGAAACGGATCTGGGGTTCCATTATCTCGCTCCTCACAGTGGTCGAGGACGCACCGATCAAGATTCGGGATTCGATTGGAAACATTGCCTACATCAACGAAAAGGGGGACCTTATTGAAAAAGCTGGCCTGTCACTTATCGCGGCAGAGAAAAGCAAGACACGTGAAGCGGTCGGCAAGTTCATCGGTATCAAGCAGAAACGGGTGATCCTCATCGGTGACGAGCTTTCCGAACTGTCAGAGGCTATCCTCAACGCCGGACTTACCAACCTTTCCAAGAACCCTGATTTCCAAATGATCGGGATGTCCAACCCGAACAGTCGGTTCGACGCTTTCGGTGTCTGGTCTCAGCCGAAAAATGGTTGGGACTCGATCGACGCACAGATCGACGACGAGTGGGACACCAAATGGGGCGGCAAGTACATCCGTCTGGACGGCGAACGGAGCCCCAACATTATGGCCGGAGAGACCCTCTATCCTTGGCTCCCGACGGCGGAGAAGCTGGCGGAGGACAGGGCTTTGCTCGGACCAGAATCTCGCGGCTACATGCGGATGGTCCGCGCCGTGTTCTTCGATTCCGAAGAAACTGAAGGGATCTATTCAGAGGCGGAGCTGGCAAGGAGTGGCTCGCTCGGCAAGGTACAGTGGGCCGGAAAGCCTATCCCGATCGCCGGACTCGATCCAGCCTTCACCAACGGCGGAGACCGAACGATCCTCTATACGGGAAAGGTCGGCTACGATGTGAGCGGTCAATATGTTTGCGAGCTTGGGGAGGCAATCCACTTGAACGACGATGCCACCAATAAGGCTATCCCTCGTACATACCAGATCGTCAAACAGATTAAGGACCACTGCGAGAAGCGCGGCATCCTTCCGGAAAACGTGGCGGTTGACTCGACCGGAGCTGGAGCCCCATTCTGCGACGTGCTTGCCGGAGAGTGGTCCTCTGGATTCCTCCGCGTAGGATTCGGAGGAAAGGCGTCAGACAAGCGTGTCAGCGCAAACAGCAGTCTGGTCGGGGAGGAACTCTACGTGAACCGTGTATCCGAACTCTGGTTCGTGGGCAAGGAGCTGGTCCGCACCAGACAACTGTTTGGAATTTCCGGAGACTTGGCCCAAGAGATCTGTGCCCGAAACTACGAGCTGGTCAAGGGAGGCACGCTCCGCGTGAAGATCGAGTCCAAGCTAGACTTCAAATCACGGTTTGGCCGATCGCCCGACTTGGCGGACGCTGCCTTCCTCTGTCTCGATCTCGCCCGCCAGAGGCACGGAGTGGTGGCGGTGGAGCCACTTCCGGAAAACAAATCCGGTACGTTCCGCCGGACCAACTCGTTCCAGTCTCTCCGGAACGCGCTCAGTTCGGACATGACGATGGCTCTCGATTAAGGATTCAGGATTCGGGATTCGGGTTGGGGTTTTTCGCGTCTATTTCTGGCGGTGTATTTACATTGTAGTTTGATTGTCATTCTGTACCCCCCACTTGAAAACTTTCTATAGAATAGAATAAACTGATTGGGTTATAGCCCAATCAGTTTAATGGAGTATAGAAAAAGTTTTTATATAGGGATCTTGAAAGGGATCAAACTACAATGTAAATACATCCACCAAAAACGTTGACATTCGTTCCGGTGTATGTACAATGTAAATAAATGGCTACCCAACGATTTAAGAGACTACCTTCCGGTCAGATCCAGTATATGGGCGAGAAGTACGCTGGCTTCAATAAGCCGAAGAAAGCACCGTCCGGCTCCGAAAAGAAGTTTGTGGTTCTGGGAAAAGAAGGAGATAAGGTCAAAAAGGTTTCGTTTGGCGCGAGAGGGTATGAGGATTTCACCCAACACAAAGACCCCAAACGCCGCGCTAATTTCCGTTCGCGCCACAATTGCCAGACGGCTAACGACAAAACGACTGCCCGCCATTGGGCTTGTAAGTATCTTTGGTAAATTGTATTGACAATGTAAGTCAAAGCCCCTATGATCTCGCGCCATGGCTGATCCGAAATCTTTTGCTTCCACATACGCTGTCGCTTCGACTGACAAAGACACGCTTAACAAGCGTAGAGATTTGGCCTCTCGTTTGTTTCAAGCCAAGCAAGCGGGCAAGACTATGGAAGAAGCCCTCACATCTGAATCTGGAGTTGACGTCGGAAACCTCCAGAAGGGTTCCGTTGACACGAAGATGGGGACTGGACTCACTGAAGAAGAGGTCGCTGGGTTCGCCGAACGGCTCTACGCTGGAAAGTATGGCGGTCAGTCAGCAACCCCAACTACGGCTCAAGGATCCGGATCCGGATCCGGATCTGTATTTGATCAACAAGAGAAAGTAGCGCAAGCCGCTTCAGCAGCTTCTGGCGCATTTGGTGGTCCCAATTCCAAAGGGTCTTCGAGTCAATCTCAAGTCTATACGCCACGTCTCGATAGATATGCTGCTATGCAGAGTAGACCGTTTGGATCAACGTCTTCTTTCGGACAAAGTAGACCGGTCGGATCGCGATCAAATCTCAGTGAGCCAAAGATCAAGACACAAGCCTACCGCGAGCAACAAGCTGCCTTGGGCCAGCAGACCCAAGCGATGAATCAGGAAGCTCTCGACATGAAAAAGAAAGAGCTAGAATTTAAAAAGACGATGTTGCGGAATGCCCAAAAAGAAGCTAGTAGCCCTACTGGATTCAGCTCCTCAACCATGGCATACTTTGGAGGAGTTCAAAAATAATGGACGCGTTTTCTTATAGTTCAGATATTGCACCTCTGCAAAGAAATTATTTTGCTGATGTAGCAGCGGCTAGAGGGTTGTCAGAAAATGAAAAGTCAATGCTCACTTCTCAATACGCTTCCAAGATGGAAGCCAGCTTGGACAGCCAAATCAAATCTGCTAATTCTTTGATCGATGCTCAAGCTAGCGAGCTTAACTTTCGTGAGCAGCAATTCAAACTGAAGCAAGCTGCTGATGCTGCGAAACTGGAGCGCGATGCTTTGATCGCTATTCCAGAAATCACTAAACAAATCACTGGTATTATGGCCGACCCATCTCTTGATGACGCCACAAGAAAAGCGAAAATCGCTGAATACAAATTCCAGAATGTTGGTCTTGTCTCTAATAACAAGACTGTTAGCAATGTATTTACGACAGCCGAAGGAACTATTGAAGCTCGCACAGCAGAAAGCAAAGCAGATAGAGATCGCGTAAACGCTTTGATCAATCCTCTTATTCAAACTGGTGAATCTGAAACTCTCAAAAAGGTTCTTGAAGGCAAGAATATCCCGATGGCTAACGATTACATCATAGTAGCTGAAGCCGTCGGCGCGTCCAAAAAAGCGGAAGCCGAACAAAAAGGAGCGAGAGCACAGCGTACTGAATTGTTAAAAAGAGAGGCAGCGCAGCAAACCGCACAAGTCGGAATACTTAACAATTACATGAGCACTCTCCGCAGTCTCGCTCCGCAAGAAGCAGGTGTCGGCGGAGAGATCGGAACTCTTAAAGGCGGGCCAACCACAACGGCTGTGCCACAAGCACAACCATTCAAGTTTGCGCCAGAGAATCGTGTCGAACTCGAAGAAATGATGCGCGACCTCAACCCGATGCTTGAGAATGAAGACCTCTCAAAATACTCGGATGAAAATCTTTATCGTTCTGCTGTTCGTAGTACCACATCCTCTCTCAAAAAACTGTCGGGATTTCAATCCGGATTCCCCAGTAATAGATTCTCGGCTAATCCATCCCAATAACAACAACAAATAACCAGTGTCTGCTATGTCAGAGCTTGATCAACTACTAAAACAAGATCCCGACTTCCTCCCTCTTAACGATTGGAAAAAGGATAACGATACCGGAGACGAAATTAAAAACCGCAAGAATTATGCGGACTATGTTCGTGGAGAATACGTATCCGCTGGAGCATACAGCGACCGGATCGAGAATGAGATCCAGCAATCTACATTTGCCAGCTCGGTCAGCGACGGAGTTATCAGGGCGGATGATCAAAACGCAAAGGCTTTGTTGTTTACACCGGACGAGCCCGATCTGGATACCAAACTCCAGACTATCCAGACCAATCTCGATACTACAGATCCAGCTTGGGACGCAGCCACGAAGTACCTCACGTTCAAAAAACTCAATCCGGACGACGCCGCATTGCCGGAAGATGTTCGCGCAAAGGGTGAACAGTATCTTGTAGACGCGCAATCCATCGCCGATACCGGATACCGCAAGGCTGTTAAGTCAGCTGTCCGTAGCGGCGAACTCCCACTCGCCAAAGTCAAGAACGACAAAGGCGAGTACGAGATTCTTGTTTCACCGACGGCGGATGCTATGAATATGGCAGAGGCTATTCGCGCCAGTAAGAAGGGCGGCGTATCGTTTGCTGACGCTTCCGCTGTGCAGTCGAAACTTTCCACTCCAATTGGATTCAACGAGCCTATCTACAAGTTTGAGCGTTATACACAAGCTGCTTCGATGATCGAAGAGTACGCAAAGAAAGATTCGCATACATCCAAAATCATCCAGAACTATTCTGAAGAACTCGCTGCCGCTGATAAAGACGGACGCGCACCAAAATCTTTTGATGAATACGCTGGCTCTATCCGTTTTCAATTAAACAAGAGCGGCCTCATTCCGGAAGACGATGCCTTGTCAAATGAGGAGGTGTCGAAGGCACTTACACAGATCGCATATAACAACGCGAATGCAGGCGGTCGATTCAAACTCTACGACAAACCAGAAGAGGCTTACAAGAATGTTCGCAATGTAGGATTTGGCATGGCCTTCGTGCACCCAGCAGCGTTGGTTAATGATAATCTTTTTTCTCAATCGGTGACAGATAACCCTAACCTTTCTGCCGACCAGAAAAAGATTCTTGAAGCCCGCCGTGAACCAGCACTTCAACAACAGTTTGATTCTACTAACGATCTACTGTCCAAGTCATCAAAGTCGGACGAGTGGCTAAACGCGTTGCAATCTGGCCGCGTCTCTGGCAAAAAAGATACAGAGATCCTAAAAGAATTCGTATCAAATCCCGACAACTTCAGCGAGATTCAAGACCGCCTAGTTGGAGTTGGTAAATCAATCGTGGACGGTGTCGGCGAGATGGCCGCTGCTATCCCAATGATGATGGGCGCAGATTGGGCACGCGACTACATGGTAGGCAACATCAAAGAGCGGAGCAATCGCCGCGAAGTCGCTCGTTTGTTCGGTGCAGAATACGGAGTCGTGCAAGATATCGCAGAATCACTTGCTCCGATGTTGGCCGACGTTGCCGCAACTGGATTGCTTGCAGCCGCTACCGCACCAGCCGCTGGCGTCGGCGGTGCTGGCTTCCTCGCCGCCAAGCAGGGAGCACGACTCACTGCAAAGGGGCTGCTCAAAGGGATGACCTCTAGTGCCTTGCGCCAGTTACCAACAGAGACTGCCGAAGCCGCAGCTGAAAGGCTCGTTGCCCAAGGACTCATTAAGGCGTCCACAACCGAAGCCGGACTCAATGGAGCACAAGCCGCAATTAAAGGATTCAACAGCGAACTAGCTAAGACAATTGGTGGCACATCTGCCGTCGCACTCCCCGCATTCAACCGCTCTGCCGGAGCTACATATGCTTCGGTCTATGCGACACTCGAAAACAACAAAGACCTTACTCCGGAAGAGAAGCACAATCGCGCACTCGGAGCCGGACTCATGGCTGGTGCAACTACCGCTCTCATAACTGGAGCGTTTGGTGCTTTCGGACGTGGCGGTCTTGAAGATGCCCTACTCAGCGGAGCCTCCCGCAAACAGATTAAGAATGTGGTCGCCCGTCTCGCCAATGTTGATGACATTCCGGATGATGTTTTCAATAAAGTTATTTCCAAACAGGTTTCTGAAACCCTTAAAAAGTATGGAACTTTCGATGCTGCTAAAGGAGTTGGCAAACAAATTTTTAAGAACTCCGTTGATGAAGGGGCTGAAGAAGCTCTCGATCAATTTGTTAATAACTTCATCACAGATGCCGCCACAGATGAAGACACTCCATTCCTTGAAAAACTTGAACAAGCCGGACGCGCCGCTCTAATCGGCGGCATTATCGGTGGTGGCGTTCCCGCCATTAAAGCAATAAAGGGAGCTGTCATGGAACGTCCTGATATTGGAGTGCAGATCGGAGTCGAGACAGAGTTCGCTAGAGGTGTTAGCAACAAGCTGACAGAAAGCGGGAGCCCACTCACAGCTCAGACTGTCTACAGTATCCTCACCGCCCCACGCCGCGCACGTGCTCCAATCGCTCAAGCAATTCTTGACCAGTCTCGCCAGCCAGCTATTGCCGATGAAGTAGCGACTGAAGTAGATACCGAAGTCGAAGATATCCAAACCCCAACAGCAGAGCAGATTACGGAGGCTCTTAACAATTCGACGTCTCCCGATACCGTTGCTAAAACAATTGTTGATGAGCGCGGCCAGTCGCAGTTTGCCTTTGTGGAAGATATCCCGACAACCGAAGTTGCCAAAAGAGGCCGTACAGTACGCAAGCCCGCTGGCCCTACCAGTCCGGTGGCGCAGCAATTAGAGTTCGATTACACATCGAAGCAAGACAAGAAACCCCAAGACCAACTTGATCTTGGACTCGACACTTCAAGTCCAGAGAAGCCGAAGATAAAGAAGACGCGCACAGCATCTTCCACTAAAAGTATTAAGAAGGCAAAACTCGCAGAGCAGCTTGGACTTGATTTTGATTCCGCTTCGGTTGACGAACAGAACAACCACATCAACGCAAACTATTCAGATGAGGATCTGACAGATCAAGATAAGGCCGACCTGAACGCCGAACTCGCAGCAGAGCAACTCCCAACTGAAGAGCGCAACCGGATGTTGATTGAACTCTTCGGGGCGATTGAGTCGCAACAGACAAAAGCCCCAACAACGAAGGGCAAGAAAGCTACAAAGAATATTCCTGCTCAAGCTACTGCCCAACCCCCTATCCTCGGCGCAGCTATTGGGGCGAAGGAACCGATGTTTTCTCCAGACGAGTTCATCGATGACGAGATGATCGGCCAAGAAGTTGCCTCTCTAACAAGGATCGCCACACTCGGATATCCAGTCCGGTTGGAGCGGAAGGCTCTTCATGGGATGCCCCAACGTGGGACTTATCCAAAAGGATATCTTGTTGGAAAGTCGGACATGGTCGCTAGAAAAATTAGCGAGCTGTATCCAGTTCGTGTTGATAAAAACGCAGTCGAAGCGGAGACTATTGTTAGCAAAGAAAAAGTTTCGTTCTATGACCCCAAAGTCAAATCGGTTGTTCGCAGAACACCGAAGGCTTCTATTGATAAGAGCGGAGTGGGTATCTTCAACAACGATCCCGTCTCCATGAAGCTGCTTCTAGACCGCCGAATTCCGGTTGTCATTCCAGACAGTTTTGTTTCGGTTCTCAACCCATCTTTCCGCACATATACATCCGGAGGAGTCCGCTTCTTGAACGACATCGTGATGACTAATCCGGAAACCGGAACCGGATTCGTGTCCGTTCTTACCAAAGAAGATCAAGTTATTTCTAGCGAGCCAAACTATAAGTACTACGCAAACTTGTCATCCTTTACTGCGCTGTTCAATCCAGAGATTACTAGCCGTTCCGTTCCCAACCTAAGAGGTGGGTCCGGCGAAGTTACTCTCGACGAAATTATTCAAGACGCAGATCAACTTGCTGCCGCTGCTTCTAGTGGCAGGCCGAATAGTGCCTATGGAGATCCAGAGAAAGCCCGCGCTACTCTTCGCGTTATCGTGAAGCCAAGAAAGGGGACACTTGAAACAGAGTTCTTTGAAGCTGCTGTGCCAGCATTTAATATGTCGGTACGCAAAGAGGCCATCATCCACGAACTCCGTCTTGGAATGGATAAATTCTCGGAACGCAAGTCCGGAGAAGCGACACCAACACTCAAGACAGACAAAATCGCAGCCGCTATCGACGACTTGGTTTCACGAACCAAAGTCGATAAAGACATAGCGGCTCGAAATATTGCTGGTATATTTGGTTCGGACATTGATCCAGAGACTGAGCCAGATCTAGTACTGCAAAAGTTTATCGAGAATGAGGTGCTTGTCCGCCCTCCCTTTATGCCAACCTTCCGCGAGATCGGTGCTAAAGTTGGTAACGCATTTGCTGAACAACAACGTAGCCGCGATATCTTTTCTAGGAAAGCATTGTTCGAGACCACCGATCCGACCGATCTGGCGCAGATCCAAGACGATACCGAACTCTTCGATCCAGAGGCCGAAGCGGCGGACAATACATTCATTGCTCCTACCACACCGTTCGAGGCTCCGGATTCGAGTTTGATTGGGAAGGCTCTGAAAGAAGCCACGTTCGATGCCGCCGATGCTCTGGACTCCGATCCAGAGATGCGTTCCCAGATTGACAGACTGCTTCGCCGGACTGTGTTCAAAGGCAACAGCGCAATCGACATCACCAAACTTAGTTCGACCGACGCGTTCGGGATGCTCGCATCTTGGATGTCTTCCGGAAACTATAACACCAATCCGGATGCAATTAAATTCCAGCGCGATCTTCGTGACGGTGTTTATGTAAGCGGGGACAGGATGCGTCGAGTGATGAAGATGATGTACTTGAGTTCCAAGACTATCGAAGGCGATCCAACAAAGGATGTCGCCTATGTCGAATCCATTCGCGAGAACTTGGAGAGTTCGTTCGGTCGCTCCGTCTCTAGACAAGAGGCTTCCGACTATCTCAAATCAATTGGTAATGCTATTCAACCACTCTGGTCTCGCTCCTATGTTCGCGGAGAACAAATCGCTTACGCACGCCAACAGAACGATGCAGAGGTAGCCCTCCTTGGACTGAAGACCAACGATCCGGAGTCCGTCATTAAAGCACTCAAAACAATCGCCTCTTCCGAACCGGACGCGAACAAGCGTCTGCTCGCCAAACTCCTCTTGGAGAATCAAGGATACATCAGACAGGTCGAGTTCACTCTGGATGAGTCGCCACTCCAATATGCTGGTGCTTACATGAAGGCGTCCAATGGATCGCCAATGATCTCTGTCAACTTGGACGGACACAACGGACGCGGTCTTGTTGATGTACTCCTCCATGAGTACACCCACGCATTTGTTAGCATCTCCGTTGCCAGCCCGAACGAGAACCTAAACGCTGCCCAACGCGGATCGCTTCAACGGATCAACGGTATCCTTGAGTTGGCTCGACGCTTCGCCGCTGACAACGGAATCACAGATCCGACTCTGACCGACGGGCTCGAGAATGTTAATGAGTTCGTTACACATTTCTTTACCAGCACAGATTTCCAAGGATTCTTGAAAGCCCTGTTGCCTCCGGCGAAACAGCGTGGCTTCTTTGCCCGCATGGTTGATGCCGTGCTTGATATGTTTGGTCTCGGAAGGTCGAATCAATCGGACTACCAGAAAGCGTTTACCGATATCGTTGACCTTACTAAAGAAGCCGTTCTCCGCGCTCCGATGACTCCGGCTGGTCTGATCAACCGTATCGCTGGCCCCGCATCCCGAACCCTGCAACAGGTTTCCGAAGCCGCTAAAGCGATCAATGATACAATTCGCCCGACTCAAGTTGCGGCTGAAGTTGAAACGACAGCGGTTGAAGCCGACATCGTTGCTGAACAGGAGACCGAAGCGATTGTGCAAGGGATTACGGAACAAGACATTGCTCCGTCCGTAAATAGCACGACTGCCGAAACATTGGCGAAAGTCAAGGACATGATCCGCATGGTTCGCCGAATGGTTCCTGCGGAATTTGAACTCGAAATCAGAACCGATTTGCCATACGCCGCCGCGTTCCAAGGCGGTAAGATCTTGCTCAATCCAAACGCGATGTCCGGTGTCGTAGCTGGTCTCGACGACGTCTCCGCTAGGGGAATAGTCGAAGGTATCATGACGGAGGAAGCCGCGCACGCCGCATCCTACAACGCGCTCACACAGCAAGAGCTTGATAACTATGTCGCTACATTGAAGGAGTCTGACTTCGACGATGTCATCGATAGGTACTACCAGACAGATGAACTGAAGGTCGCCGCCAAAGCACGGATCCGTTCTGAGGATCCGACCACCGCTGCACGCGAACGCGAAGGCTTGGCTGAAGAATTGCTCCGGATGCACTCACAGAAAGTGACACGTGGATTCACTACCGAAGAAGACTACATGTTCTGGCGTAGCAAGCCTTCGCTACTCAAGATCATTGGCCGCTACATGAAGGGATTCATTAACCGCTACATGGCTGGTAAGTCTGTCGCTACCATGAACGGTACGCAACGTGCAACGCTTCAGCGGATGATCACCGAAGTTCGTGCCATCAACGCTGGCTATCGCCTCACTCCGAACACGCTGGAGTTTGATGCGCGTAACCCACACGCGACAATGGCGCAGATTGCGACACAGTTTGGGGCTGTCATAACTGAGGAGCCTAAAACAACAAGAGGTCAGGTCTATCTCACATCAGCTCTTGAAGTGCTATATGCAGATAGTTCTCGCCTCCCAAAACCTAAAAGCAAAAAGTCAATATCATCTGTTGCTAACGAAATAGCAGCTGCTGCGCCAGAGTATTGGGGTCGAATCATAACAAGCCAAGACATTACTCCGGAGGAAGAAGTCATTATCGTCAACAACGGCGTCGAAGAGTTTATTGCAGCTTTCAACGATAGCGGGAAAAATGCGGCAGACTGGTATTCTACAGCCATTGAAATCGCTATGGAAGTGGCTTCAATTATCCATCCAGAACTTTCTGATCCAGCAGCGGCCCGCCGAGTCGCGGCATTCGCGCAAGCAGAAGATCCCGTTCAAGCTGCCCGACTAGCAATGAGGATGGCGTTGGCCATAACGTCCCAAAATATCAACGTAACCCAAAATGCAGGTTACGCAGAAGAGCAATTTGCTATCCTTAAACGAGATGGTAAATTCGATTCAAAGAAAGAATATGGCGCTAAAGCAGCCGCGATCCGCAGCAATCTGGAATTGGCTAACATTCTCGTATCGAAGTATGGCTACAAAAGAGCAGAAGAATTCATCCGCAAACAGTTTACCGTCAAGGATCTTGAAACTCAAGCGAGCGCAATTCGGAACAAAAAAGTCAGTATTGATGGCCTAAAAGAAGACGTGGTTAATGGAGCCGCTATCTTCGGGCCGAAGATTGGTCAAGGGTTTCTTCAAAACTTGATGGCGAACTTTGATCCCGTCACTATTGACTTGTGGATGCGCCGCACATGGGGTCGCTGGACGGGAGATGTTGTAGGAGATGGCGTGACCGACAAACGATTAGCGCGATTGATTGAAGCTGCGCGGGAGTCCGGTATCAAGTTACCTCCATCAGTCAATAAGCTCCGTGTTATCGAACGACAGGATGTATTGGCAAGTGGCAAACTTGGTCAACCTTACAGATCCGTATCCGATAAAACTCTGGAGTTACTTGAGCAAGATGAAGACTTCCGAAGTGGTATCAATGAATTGTCGCGGCAGCTTGTCGGGGAATGGGAAAAAATGTTTAGTCTACTCAAGAAGCCTATTTCTTCTAATCTCTACAATAGAATCCTAAACGGAGAAGCGGACTACAAGACCGCTGTTAAAGAACAAAAAAGATTTGACGACAAACTAACCGTCATCCTCTTCAAACAGGAAAAAGCGAAAGCAGAGATCGGGAGAAAAAAAGCTGCGGAGAAAGGCGAAGAATTGCCGCCGTTTGAAAAAAATGTTGACGCATGGAGGAAGAGGAAATATGCTGAGGCCGGACGGAACATCCTGCTTGAAAACGAAAAAATCTCCAGCATCAAACCAGCGTGGGCTAATGCCGCATCATCCATCAAAACAAAACTTAACCCGATTGATGCCCCATCTCGGAAAGACAGGGAGGTTATCACTCGCGTTGTAAATTCAATTAGGGAAGAACTTAACAAGAGAGGATACCCCACTACGAATGCAGATGTTCAAGCCGTTCTATGGTATCCAGAAAAAGACCTCTGGGCTAAACTAGCAGGCGAAGAAGAAAGCGAACTAAAACTATCTTATGACGACGAATTCATTAAAATTGCCACGCAGCGTGGACTCGGACAGCAAGCTCGACAAGCCGCTGAAAACATCAGAGCCAATCGAGCCACACGAAATAACCAAAGGAATGTCCAGCCAGCAGATAGAAGACTTTCTGGACAGGCTGATGGCGTTACCAGACAGATCAGAGCAACCCAAATAGGATCCGAACAATATGGAGAATCTACAGTTGGAGCAAGAACTCCCCTACAAAAGACCCCCGAAAGGGTGGGACCCGAAAACCGAAGCAGCCAAATTCAACGGCAAAATCTTCGGCCCAACGCTGAACCAAACCCCTTCGTTCAAGAAAGAGTCTCCTCCTACAACTCAAAGTACGGACTTGGAGAAGTAGTCCAAGGTCACTATGTTCCTTTGGATCAAGAGAGATCCAAAAAGATTGCGGCAATCTATGAAGCATTGCCTGTCTTTGATTCTGGAGAAGAGACACAACAAGCATACACAGCTCTTGCAAAAGAGATCCAGCAACAATGGGACTACGCCATTCAAGAAATGGGTATTTCATTCGAGCCATGGACTCAAGAAGGCCAACCATATAATAGTTCTCGCGAAATGGTTAGAGATGTTCGCGACAATAAACATCTTTGGTTCTTTACGGGAGGCGAGCCCCACCCTCTCCTCAACCAACCCGATGAAGATGGGCTTACTATTAACGACAAATTAAGAGCAATCCATGATTTGTTTGGGCACGCCGCAGAAGACTATCAATTTGGAGCGAGGGGGGAAGAGAACGCGTGGCTCAAACACAGTCAAATGTTCTCGTCACTAGCTCAACTCGCACTCACTACTGAGACACGTGGTCAAAATTCATGGGTTAATTTTGGCCCGCAGAACTTTGGTCCTAATGGCGAGCGATTAGATATTGCCCCCGAAGACAGACCGTTCGCCTTACAAAAAGTTGGTTTGCTCCCACCAGAATTCTCTGAATGGAAATCACTTCTCAGAACTTCTCCCTCAATTATTGCTACTCAGTTTGGAGCTGGCGGCGAAAGCGTAGCAAGTCAAGTCATCTCAATCCCAAGGAAATACGGAACTCCGATCGAGATTCATAAGATAAATTCTATTTATGATGCAGACGGCAACCATGCTAATGACTTGTCTAAACTAATTTCTTCTGTGCGGGATAAGGCTTCTAAAGTAGATGGAAAAGTTTACGGTAAGAAATTCTTGGTAATTGTTGACGGAGACAGAAAAGAGATCTCTACGATATCCGCACTAAACAATTATCTCAGTGGAATTACTGGAGATGAAGGAGTCCGCGTCTTCAAGAATGGTAACAATCAAATTGCAATAAATTACGATTGGCAATACGATATGGCGTTACTGCCGGAAGAGCAGGCAGAAGCCAAAAAACAATTCCAAGACTTAACACAAAGCCGAACACTCGCTACCCAATTCGGCGCGGCTTCACAACTGCCCGTTGGATTCGATGCTGACACCATCGACTACAGCAACTTCCTTGAGTCGCTTGAGATGCCGATGATGGAGATCGGCACTTACCAGTCGCCAAAGGGAATGCTCGACAAGTTGCTCAAAGGCGAACTCGATCCAAGAATCCTGCGCCTTAAAAACCAGCGCGACTTCTTCAACAAGGCTACCTTTGATCTTGCCGAACGATACAAGACCAAGCTCGACGCGATCATCAAGAGGGACTTCGGTGGTATCGAGAACGCTCCAGTCGATCTTATCCAAGACGCAACTGGTTCGACAAAGGGACTCGCTCTTCCGGAAGATGTACTCACACAGATCGAAGATGACTTCAACTACGATCTCGATGTCATCGATACCGACGACACGCTGACCGCAGAGGACAAGAGGATAGCACGCGGCATCGCCATGATGAATCGGGACAAGACAATTCTCGATGCAGAGAAGACATTGGCCGACTCGATCCGTACCAGACGGGACGACGCACTCGGCCAGCTCGCCACTCAATCGCCAGATCTTGTTAAGCATATCGTCCAGCTCCGTACCTTAACCGACGAGATGTCGAAGAAGGTAGCGAGCCTGTACGGATTCCCACCAGAACTCAAAGCGAAGTTCGATAACCAGCTCGGCATCTATCTCACCAGAACATACAAGATGTTTGATGAGATCGGATTCGGCGAGAAGGTTCTCGACGATCCAGACTACGAAACTGTTCGTGACGCCGCGATTAACTTCTTCGAGAAGCAATTCATCGACAGCGAAGTTCGCCGCCGTATCTCTGGAGCGAACGGAGTTCCGCGAGCGCAAGCCGAAGCTGAAGCGAAGCGTGAGCTTGGACTCAAGACGATGGGTGGCAGGACATATGGCCAGCTCATGATGGAAGAGTTTATCAACAGCTACGACAAGACTGGCAAGGCGATCTCTGCGACCAACATGAGCCGCCAGCTCAAGCCGTTGCTCGACAATGTCCAACTGAAGCGCGACCTTCCGAAAGAGATCCGCGATCTTCTTGGAGAGAAGGGAGCCGAAACCGGAGTGGATAACCTGATCCGTTCTCTCATCACTACTGGTTCGATGGCGGCGAACCAATCGTTCCTCAACAATGTCCGCGACATCGGTCGTGCCGGAGGATGGCTCATCACCGCTACCGAACTCGCTGATGGCAAGAAGAAGGACTACGATACATTCGGTAAGTACAAGTCAATCAGAGAGTCAACAAGCTCAAGCTACGATCCGCTCGGCGAACTCTACGGCCCGCCGGAAATGGTTGACGCTTTCCGTAAGGTGTTCTCTCCAGACGGGATCCGGTTCAACCAGACCGCCGCGCAAGAGGTAGTCGGCAAGACGATCGGTGTTGCCGCCCGCCTGTCCGGCGCGGCGATGGCGGCGAAGACTCTCGGCTCGATTGGATTCTATGTCCGCAACGTTGTATCGAACGCCCTCTTCTTCGCTCCGGCCCAAGGCTTCGTGAACTTCAAGTCGATGGCGAAGAAGGCTTACGATGAAGTTTGGAGCAACGCGATTATCGATCCAGCAAAGATCGATTCCTACCGCACCAAGCTGATATCACTCGGAGTTATCGGTGATGATATCAATACCAGTATCATGACGGCGATGCTTCGCGGCGGCAACAGCGTGGACGATATCGAAACCAAACTCGGAGAGCTTATCGACACCGCGAAGAAGGGGGCAAAGCCCCTGCAATGGCTGTCGCAACGCGCTCAAGTTTTGTCCGGATCGGTCGATGCATTCTACAAGATCGCTTACTATGAGAATGAACTTCGGGTCTTGAAGGAAGCCCGCGCCGTTGATACCGGAACATTGGCTTCGGCCTCTGACTCACAGCTTGAGCGGATGGCTGCGGACAAAGTACTGGCTACCGCGCAGTCATCGTCGCAAGCACCACCTCTTGTGCAAGAAGTTACCAAGTCCGGTATCGGACTGCTGTTCGCTCCGTTCCTCCGGTTCAAGGTTGAGGTTCCCCGCATCGTCCTCAACACCTACAAGACGGCGATGGCGGAGATGAAGTCTAGCAATCCGGTCTTGAAACAACGCGGCATCACGCGCTTTGCTGGAATGACAGCGATGCTTTCGGGCGTCTCGGCCATCGTTCCAGCCGTCGCCAGCGCGCTCGCCGGAATCGGAGAAGACGAAGATGATGCGCTCCGCTCATCCGTTCCAGAGTACTTGAGGAACCACACCTTCTTCTACCGCCGCAAGGCTGATGGCCAACTCCAATCGTGGGACTTCACATTCCTCAATCCGTTCTCGATCTTGGCCGACCCGACCATGCGTTCGATGGAGCAATTGTTCAGAGGCAATCCGGCAAAGGCGGCGGCGAAGTTTGTTGAGGTAGCGATCTTCGACCAGTACTTGGACGATCAGATCCTATCGTCCGCCGTTCAAAGCCTCCGCGATAACGAGAACCCATCGACCAAGAAGCCGATCTATGAGGAGAAGCTGGACAACGCTGGCATCGTGTTGCTGAAGTCGTTAGGGTTCCTGTTCAAGGAAGCGTACCAGCCTTCGGTCATGAAGCGTGCGATCGAGTCTTACCAAGCGGTCGGCGCGGACTACACAGAGTTTGACGATAGTCCGGCTGGCATCTTGATGAGAGAATTCTATCCTGTTAAACGCCACGACATCGAACTCGACAAGCAACTCCGCAACTATCTGGCGGACACACGCGATGTATTCAATCGGGTTAGTGAGCGGAAGAACGCATTGTTCAGCAAGAAGGCGATGGAGAACGACGATGTCAAGGATGTCATCCAATCGGAGATCGAAGACAAAGCGAAGATCAACGAGGATGTCTACAAGAAACTGCGCGGCTTTGAAGGTCTCGGCCTCACGCCACAGCAACTCTATCAGATCACGACCGGAATGGGCTACGGCAAAGACCGCACCCGTCTGCTGTTCAACAAGATTATGGATCGTCCAGTTCTCAATCCAGAGTTCATCAAGCGGTTGTCCGATCCAGAGAACGAGCAGGGAGCAGAGCGTCTCAAGGCCGCACTTGAAGTCCTCCAAGGCACGCCACGATACATCATGCTTGAGCCGTAAGATCAATCGTCGGCCATCCCGAACGCGTCCATGTAGAGGCGCAGCGGGATGGCATGACAGATACGATCAACAGCGGCACGGCAATCTTGCTGGGCCTTCACTTCTATCGCGACAAAGCCAATCTTATCTAGCATTTCAACAAACCAGTTTTGGTTTGCCAGCTTCGACAGCTTGGCACATGTGCTGTGGGTCGTGCTTGTGACGCGATTAACGACGACGGCAATCTCTGCATAGGTCATACCGGAATCCCGCATCGCGTACATGGCGACCTGTCGCCACGCGGTGGGTTCCTTTTTCCTGCTGGTTAATATCTCAACGCACGGCAGGCGCGATGCCTTCGATGCCGACTTAATTATAGGGTGGTGTGCTTTCATATTGTTTCAGTCTTCATTGGTTATGCGAATCTGTTACTCGGAAAAGTTGCTAGTCACATATAGGATAGCTTTGTCCACCGATTTGAGGAAGTTCGCGGTATCCCCCCAGTCCTCTTCAAGCTCCGGATCCAGAATGGAGTAGACGATAGCGCGTGCGAATGCGTCCCTTGTTCCGGAGAGATGGAGCTTTGTCGATCGGCTCGACATCGACGGAGTGAAGGCGATGACTGCCCATCCGTTGGTTTCTTTGCGGGCCTTGATCTCGACTGGTTGGTTATCGATCTCGATGATAGTCTGTGTAGGATTCATGGTTAAGTATTGTGGTTGGTGGTTGGTGGTTCAGAATGAGACGGCGAGTATGGTTATGATTGCGACAAGCGCGAGTGACCACAGGATAGCAAGTGACAACGCCTTGGCCGGACTGGAGTAGTCCTGCTCTGTTGGTATGTACAGGGCTGGACTTCTCTTGGCTTTGTCGTTTTCGTCTTGACTCATTGTTGGTTGAGGGTTTGGGTTTGAGATATTGTGTAAGATTATTTTCGGTTTGGCAAGCATGGTATTAGGGGGTTAGTGGTTTAGGATTGCGTGGAATGCCAGCAGGATCATGGCCTTTCGTTTGGCCGGAACCATGTCCAGATTCAATTCTATCTTGGATCTATGGGCCGCGCCTATCTGTCTGAATAGCTTAATGAATAGCGGGTCAGACGGCAACGGCTCATGATCTGGATAGCCAAGCTGGATTCGGACGGCGGAATCAAATTCCTTCTGCCACTCTAGCTCTGCCTTCTGTTTGGCCATGATGTTGCGGGCGATCGTGTTTGCAAGTTCGTTGCTCATGGTTCTATGGGGTAGATAGGTTGTCGTCGTCGTTCGATGTCACGATGTAGATCACCAGCATGAGGACGCCGAACGATATTAATGCAGGGACTGCTTCGGTAATTGATTCGATGTCGAGTGTCATATGCCTCTGGTTCTATGGTTAAGGATTCGGGATACAGCGTGCAGGATTCCGGATAGGGGTTTCAGTCTGCGTTGCCATTGCTGTTGCCGTTCGTGCCGTTGGCGTAGGCCGTCGATGATTGCGAGTGTCAGATGGACATCGCGCCCGATTGTTATGTGGTTGGTACTCATATTGTTTATTAGTATTGGAAGTTAGGGGAGCAGTAGCGAATCTTGTAGTCGGTGACCGACATGATCTCATGTTCAAAGGTAAGCTCTGGCTCTTTGCTTTGCTTCCAGTCGATGAAGTCTGACATCTCTTTGTCGGCGGCGAAGAATACATTCCTTGAATTGTCAGACCATGTAAGGACAATGACATTCACTTTGTCTGCGTAGATTCTTGGAGTCATGGTACGATGTGGTTAGGTTGATCGAAGCCAACGACAAGGGTCGGAGGTTCCGGTTGTGGCTGTGCATCGAGCGTCGCTTGGGCCAACTGCTTGCACTCATCGAGCGAGTCGAGCAGTCGGTCGCTGACTGGGCGGTCGTTGAAGAACAACCGCCAGCCCCACTTCGGCTTGCCGCTTCTGGTAGCTATTGCCACCCGTTCAAATTCAAAGCGTCCGCATTGGGATAGGTATCCGATCTCGTTTCTTTTAAGTTTCATGGTATCGAGTTAGTTAAATTCTTTGAGGAGTTGCTCGTCGCTCTTTCTGGTGTAGAGGAAGGTTTGGCTGTAGCTTACCCACACTCCGTCTCTCTTGCCTTCCTCATGGCGGAGGGTCAGACCTTCGTACTTGTCGAAGTCGCCGCCGAACGCCTCTGCTGGAATGATGCGGGCGGGAAACTTGTTCGCGGACTTTCCAATCTGCTTGACCTTATGCTCGATGACAACGCGCCGAATAGGGGCGGCGTGATTCTCCTTGGTGAAATCCACAAAGGCGTGGGCCAGTCCTTCGATGAGGTCATCGAGTTCTTGGAACACATCGGTCATCGGACTGCATGAGACATCAAGGTATCGTTCGATCGGATCCCATATCACCAGCTCTTGCTGGTCGGAGATGGCCCGCTTGTCGCCGCCGTCGATGTCGGCGAGTACCGCGTTTCGGATCCGGCTCCCACTCCAGTCGTCATGGCATGACGATAGGAAGAATGTGCTGGCGAGTTTGTATGCGTTATCAAATAGCGTATTCATATGTTTGTCTTTCTGTTTGTATTTGTAGTTTGTTCCGCGTGATCGGATGCGCGGCCCCCGTTTGTTTGTCAGCGGTGGGTGAATGATACCACCTCACCGAAGGTGTATGGCTTGGCAATGTCTGTGCCGTAGTCGAGCCAGAGAACCGGAGCTTGCGGCTGGCGCACGCTGTCCCAATCATACGCCTCGCCATCGGTGAGGTACACGATGCCGTCAACCTCCGGAGCATTGGCTTCGATCCAGTCGAAGGCTGGCTGGAACGCTGTGCCGCCGCCGCCCTTGAGTGTCGGTGGGATCACATCTCCGGCAAAGTATTCGTCGGCCTGTTGCACGCGCCAGTCGCACGCGATGAGGTGAACGCTGGACACTTGCCCTTCGTCGAGCGCGTGTTGGACTTCGCCAAGCATCTCGATCAGCAGGGACTGCGGCACGCTGATGCTGGTGTCAATCACCACCGCCACGCTGTTGAGCGCACGGCGTTGGCGGCCAGCCGCGATCACGCCAGTCGAGAGGAACACCGGAGCGTTCAGCGGTGCTTCCCATCCGTTGCGGTTGGAGCTGGTGAGGAACTGGCGGAGGTGCGCGGCCCAGTCGGTTCCGGTTCCCTTGTGGCGGAGCTTGTCGATCGTGCGGTTCTGACCGCCACCACCGATTCCGGCGCGTGCGTTGATCGCGTCTTCAAGCATCTGCCTCTCGTTGTCCGACTCGATCTCGCGTTCAATATCGTCAATCGACTCGCCCGCTCCGGCTTCCGGCTCGGCCAGATCATCGCCGCCACCGCCGACCCAATCCTTGCCAAGGATGTCGGAGTCAGATTGCTTGCCGCCAGCTTCGCCGTCCGCGCCGCCATCGTCGTCCTGCTGATCGCTGTCACCGCCAGTCCCTTCGGCATCGGCATCGCCATCGTCGTCCTGCTGATCGCTGTCACCGCCAGTCCCTTCGGCATCGGCACCGCCATCACCATCGCCATCGTCGTCCGCGCCATCGTCTTGCGGCTGTGGCTGTGGCTGTGGCTGTGGCTGTGGCTCCGGCCCGTCTTGCTCGCCATCTGGCTTCATGATCCGCTGGTAGACTTCCTCTGCGCTGAAGTCGGCGGATACCGACTCGTCGAACAGGATGCCCTCGATGAAGGGGAAAGGCACGAAGCCGTGTGCCGTGTTGACTTCGGTGTTACGCGCCTTGATCAGCGCGTTGATCACATAGTCAGCCGCAATGTTCGCGGTCTTGGCATCGGCCAAGAGGCGGAGCCGGAGCGCGTGGTTCAAGAGCGCGTGCAAAGCCTCATGCACCAGAAGGAAAGCGGTGAGGCCGACCGGATCGCTTGTCTTGTCGAGCTTGGCAAGGCCAGCCGGATTGAGCAAGAGGCGGCGTCCATCGGTCGCGCCGTAGGAAGTGGCATCGGTCGCCTCCCAACGGAGGGCGAGGAGCTTGCCGTAGGCGAGCGGCCAATGCTGGGAGACGCGGCGCATCGCGGCGGAGAGGGTGGGTGTGTGGTCGGTGTTCATGGTTTCAGTCTTCATTGGTTACGGGTTCAAGTTACAGGGTACAGGATGGGGTGTCAAACTATTTTCTTTTATTAAGTTCGACACCCCTTCCGATATCAGATGCCCAAGTCGGCGAGGGTTTGCTCCGCCTTGCGGTGAGCCTCCGCGATGCGATCGGCGGCGGCGTCACGCTGGCCCTTGGTAAGGCTGGCGGCATCGGTCACATCCTCAACCGACTCGCGGAGAGACGCGACCAGCTTGTCAAGTTCGGGCAAGGCCAGCCAATTCTTCGCGGCGATGTCATCGGCGGCGGCGCGGATTTTATCGAACCGCTCTTGCCGGATCCGCTTGCCGTTGCGAACTTGCTCAACCGACTCGGCCAGATTGGCAATGAGGTCGCGCACCGGATAGCCGTGGGCGGCGAGCAGGTCAGAGCGCACAGCCTGCTCCGACGATGCGCGGACACGGGCGGCGGTCTCGGCTGTTACCGATTCCAACAGCGTGCCAGCGATCGGCGCGGGTTGGCCAAGCCATGTGAGCGAGATCGTGAAGCGGTTGGCAAACTCTTCAGCGGTTGGCCATTCGACTTCCCATGCGAGCTGGCCAAGATCATTGCGAGCCGCCGCCACAAGGTGCGGCCACTCCGCCACGATGTCTTGCCGGATCGTGACCAGCTTGGCCACGGCGTCATCGAAGATCTGCTGGACTGCGTCCACATCTTTCGCCTGCACATAGGACGCCCCCTCAATTGAAGGGCAAGGCAGGGCGTGCTTGCGGATCGCCGCTTGGGTGGTGTTGACCAGCGCGGCGGCGCGGCCAACGGCGGAGCCTTTGCGCTCGATGATAGTGGCACGCACGCGGGCCGACTTATTCGATGCGCCATTGTCACGCGCCAGCTTGGCAGTCGCGCCCTTGTGGAGCGTGGAGGTTGAGGGCGCGGTGCTGGAAAGTTTTACAAGAACCAGCGAGTTGATTTGATTGAGGTTGGTTTGCATAATTTTTATTTTCTATTTCAATTTGGGGTGGGGTTGCCGCCACTTTACAGGCGGGCGGCGTGCCGTCAATGTTATTTTCTTGGATGCCCTATCTGTTAGTGCGGGCCGCACTAGTGGAATCACACGCCTTGCATTTGCTGGCGGCGTGGGTGCTGATCGAGCGGCAAGCCACAGCGGAGCGCGGTGGCATAGCCGTAGGCGCGGATCTCTCCGCGAGCGGGCAGGAGGATCCGTTCGACCAGCCAGTCGAGCGCACCGCTTGCAACGGCCACCGCCGGATCAGCGGCAGTCTCTCGCTTCGCGATGCGGAGCGCGGCGTGGGTCAGGGCCTGTTGGCTTGCCGGATCGGCGGGCATATCTTCCGCGCCGGAGCGGATCGCGTTGAGCTTCGGCATGAGGTCGCCGACCAGCTTGATGAAGGCGTAGGCGGCACGGCCAGCGGCCTCACCGACGAAGCCCTCCAACACAAGCGCGGCCAGCCTATCGTCGAGCTGGTCATCGAGCATCGCACGGCACGCCGCTTCCCATGAGCGCGGAGTCGGGTGCGGCGATCCGTCCCAAGGCTGTGGAATGTCCGGTGAGAAGTGATCGACGCCGTGTTGGTCTCCGCCTTGGAATTTCAAAAAGGTGAAGATCGGCGATGCCGCCAGCCCTTCGCCTGCCGCCCAGTCGAGCCAGTCATCGAGGGTAGGCTCGACCGCGTAGCTGGCACAGCGGCTGACAAGCGGAGCGGTTGGCACAGCGGAGCGTGCCCCATCGGATCGGCGGTTTCCGGTGATCATGATCTTGACATTCCGGCCAAGCTCATGCACGCCGATCTTGGGCGGGCCGCCATCGGTATTGAAGAGCGAACGGCACAGCGACTGAATCGATGAATCCCATTCCGGAAACTCATCGAGCACCAGCAGGACGCGCTTGTCACCGACCCGCTTTGCGGTGGGCCATTGCTCCGGCTCGATGAAGTAGCCCTCGCGAGATTCGAGAACCGGAACGAGATAGCCAACCGCATCTTGCGGGAGGGATCCGGATAGGTTCACCACCGCGACTTCATCAAAGCCAAGGGCTGGCGCAATGGTGTTGGCGGCGATGCTAGTTTTGCCGACTCCGCCTTTGCCGTAGATGGCGAAGAAGCGGTTCGATGCGAATGCGATACGGGCGATGTCAGCGGCTTGGCTGATTTTGATTTGGGGCAGTTTCATGTTTCAGTGTTTGTTGGGGTTGGTATTGGATTGGGTGAGCCGCCACTTTACAGGCGGGCGGCGTGCCGTCAATGTTATTTTCCAAGATTCTTTTTCCGTTAGTGCGGGCCGCACTAGCAAGCGATCATTGACTCATGCGCTCCGGCAAAGGAGCCGGATCCAAGTCGGGCGAAGTCGATGCGGCCAGTCCGTAAGAAAGCCACAAGTTCGCGGTGTCCGATGTAGGTGAAACAGCCCGACTCGAAAACGATTTCGACATGTTCGCCGCAATCGAATGCGCTGAAGATGATTTCCGGCGTTTCATGGTGCGGTGATCCATGCTCAACTTTCATGCCGCGTGTGGCGGCGTTAAAGTCGGGGGCATCGGGCATCGCGGCGTCGATAAATGCGACCTGCTCGTGGCGGGCGGCGTCCATCTCGGCGAGTAGGGCGAGCGCGGCTTGCAAGTCATCATCCGCCGCCATCGGGTGAGTGATGGCGCGAAGCGCGGCGAGCATTTCCGGCGCGAAGTCGGCCAGCGTTTTCGGTGTGTCGTTTTTCATGTTATAGGATTGCGTTGGTGATTGAGTAAGCCACAAGCCAAATGGCGGCGGCGGTTGCGATGGTGGTGGTGATCACTTGCACATCACTCCAGCGGAGGATCGAGTGCGAGCGGCGGCGGTTGCGGTTTGTCGGCGGTTTCGGGTTCATGGTTCTGGTATCGTGGTTCATGGTTCAAGATTCAGCGAATGAGGCCGAAGCCTTTAGTCTCTTCATGGGTTAGCAGAATGCCAAATTTCCATTGCCGCTTCTGCTCCGGCGTTGCCCATCGGCCAAAGCACACCCATCGGTGACGCTTGCCACTTGCGGGCGTGGGGATGTTCCAAGCCGGAGCGGTGCGTGTTCCTGCTGGGATGTGGATAGTCGCGCCGGAAATGTCGGCGATGGTGATGCGTGTCGCGGTCTTCATGATTTCAATTTGTGGGGTTGTGGGGTTGTGGGTTGCCCACTAGTGCGGGTTGCACTAGTGGGCGGGGAGTAAATCAGCCGATGGTGGGTTCAATGAAATTCCACAAACGGCTTCGCGCATCGGTGAGTCCTGCAATTTCAAGAGCACCCGCGATGACTTCCAGCTCGATGCTGGCCAGCAAGGCGGCGAGCGTTTCAGCGGTGTGCTTTGTGCCGTCTTCAACAAGGCACTCGACTTCGTCGTCGTCGCCTTCGCCTTCGCCTTCGTCGTCGGCATCGGCCTCCGGCTTGGCGGGCTTGGGTTCGATGGCGGCGGTGAGCAGGGCATCAGCGGCTTTCAAATGGCCAGCATCGGAACGCTTGCCGCGAAGGCGGATGCCACATTCATTCAGCGTGCGGCTGATAGTCGATGGCACACACGCCTCGCCGACCGATTCCTTCACTATCGCGGAGATGTCCTTTTCGGAGATTTTTGCTTTGGCGAGGATCGCCACTTGTTCGCGGATCACCGATGCGATCGATGCTTTGGCTTGGACAATGGCGACGAGTGATGCGGTCGCGGCGGCGGTGATAGCGGCGGCGGCGGTTTCGATGGCGGCGGTTTGTGTGGCGGAGTATTCGTTCATGATTTCAGTATATTGGATTGTTGATCGGCACTTGTCTGGCAGGCCCCGCCGTTTGTCGATGTTCAACTATCCATTGCAGGACAGCTTGTCGGCGGCTGTTCACCGCTGACAATTACCCATTGCAGGACAGCTTGTCGGCGGCTGTTCACCGCTGACAATTACCCATTGCAGGACAGCTTGTCAGCGACTAGTGCGGGCCGCACTAGTGAGGCCGGATCCGTGAGACAGGCAACCGGAGACAGGCAACCGGAGACGGGCAACCGGAGACGGACAACCGGATCCATGATCCATGATTCATGGCTCATGATTCATGGCTCATGATTCATGACGCAGGAAACCGGAAGCGGGGCCAAGCGGCATCGCGGCAAGGCCGACTCACCCGCTGGCTAGCAAAGCCGGAGGCCCGCACCCTGATTCCGGATGCCTGATCCATGATTCACTATCCAACAAGTTACCAAACCGGAAAGGAAAAGCGGCGGGAAAGCCGTAAGCCGTTGATTTTCAATGGCTAGCCGACTCCGTTTTACACACATTGTCACAAGTTTAGAGCCGACACGCCACCCGTCACTGGTCAGTTTTTCGTGAGAGACATATATGTATATATGCGTCTCTGAGAAAAAATTTGACAATGGTCCGGCTTTGGCTAGTCTTGGGCATGCCCGACCCACGAAAGCAAGAGTACTACTTGAAAAACAAGGAAGCCCGAATCTCGTATCAGCGATCCTATTACGAGAAGAACAAACACATCATCGTTCGGAAGCGAGAGGTGCGAGGCTTCCTTGATCCAGAGGAGCGGGAAGCGATGAAGCAATACAACAAGAGCTACTACGCGAAGAACAAAGACCGGATCAAGGAACAACGGAAAAGGAAACGGGAATCAGGAATAACGAAATGAGTTTCGAGCAGATAGTTGTTGGAATCGCGATGGCCCTATACGCGATGGTGGGCGTAAGTTATACGATTAAGGGCGACATGCCTTGGGCTTTGGTGTGGTTTTCATATGCGACGGCCAATGTCGGACTCATATGGGCGGCGAAAAGCTGACCGTCAAGATCGTTCGAGTGACCGGAATCACGGCTCAGGATGGGGTTCTGATAAGTGATTTGTTGCTTTTTCACTTATCAGCTTATCCAACATCCCGACATGTTGCATAAGACCCCCCATTTTCCCCCCTTTTTAGGCCCATCTGTTTAATCGACTTTTATAGGACTTGTTACTCTTTTAGTTTATTTGGCTCTTTTTAGGGCTTATTAACGCATATTATTTGCATTTACGCACGATAAACGGAGCGGGATTCACGGTGCGGGAATCACCGCAAAGCCTTACAGGATGCGGGTTGCAGCGTCTTACCCCTTAAAATGCGTATACGTTTGTGCTGGTGCTACGACCCACTTCAAAAACTTTCTATAGAATAGAATAAACTGATTGGGTTATAGCCCAATCAGTTTATAGTAGTTATAGAAAAGTTTTTATATATAGGGGAGAAAATAACTTGACTTTTAGGGGGCCGCTATCTTTTTCACTACAGAAAATTATTTTCTCACAGCAAGAAAAAGATCTTGACTTTTAGGGGGCCAATATCACCTTACCGCCATGCCGATTATTCCCAACGCCACAAATTACACCATAGACTCCGACAACCGCCTCTACCGCGACGGCAAGCGACTTCGTGTGCGCCGTTCCGCTAACGGAGTCTTCGGGAGGGTCGAGTGCGACGATGGGATCCGACGCCGACTCAACTTCGCTTCGGTTGTCGGGTCGCCAGAAACGCAGCTCACCCACGAATATGTCTTCGAGCGGGAGAACGCCCGTCTGCATGATGGCTTCCCAGACTACGCTGTCACCAACTACGGCGATGTCTATTGCTTGCGTAAATCGAAAAGTGGGGTGCACGCCAACAGCTACTACATCGTTCCGGACTTCCTGCACGGCCCAACCAACAAGCGGTACATCTCGATCCGCCGCGCTGACGGGAGACGCTACCAGATTCGTCTCGCTCGATTCGTTCGACATGTGTGGGGAGATGACGCAAATTTCAACCAAGAAGAATAAGGTCTTGACATCTTTTCTGTAAAACTTACTATCCACGCGAATGTCATCTACGCATCTCGATATCGACGGTCTTGCTTTAGAAGCATTAGACGAGAAGGGTAAACCGGTCGAAACCAGACTTAAAGACGTGCAGTCGGCATTGTCGATCTACAACTCTCTTCGCCGTGGCGACGAGAAATCGTCAGTTGTTCGCGCCCGTATCGATTCAATGTTTGATGGTGCGGCTCCTTACGA